TTATTAAATAATAATAATTCAATAATAAAATATGATATTGAGAAGATAATACGGGATTCTATACAAGATATAGAGAATACAGGTGGAAAAATAAGAGCAATAGAAGATGGTTTATTAACATTAATTGAGTTAAATGAAAAAACATGTATGTCACGATTATAAGTAAATATTATTTATTTAAATAAATTAGTCAATATTATCATTATCAGAAATTTCAATATTTAGTGAATTATATAAATTAACATATTGGACTTCATGATAAGGGAAGGTGACAGTAGCAGTAGAAGTAGGGTGAGGTGAGAGTGCAGTGTCAGTAGTAATAGTAGGGGAGATAGCATGTAAATTATGATTTAAGATGTCATCTCCATAGCCGTCATCTCCATAGCCTGTTTCCATATTAGCATTTAAACTGACATTATCATTATCGATAGTATAAGTATAATGAAATCCATCATTATTTGGTATATCAATATTTTCTATAATTTCATTTCTCCAATTATTATCAAAATCATCATCATCATCAATAATTCTTCTTCGATTATTTTTAATGATATTCTTTTTTTCAGCGAATGTTGTTCTACATAAAGGACATTTATCACCATTATTATTTTGAAAATGTTCAAAAATACAATCACCACAAAATTTATGACCACATTTAGTAATTAAGAAATTATTGTTATTAAACTCATTATAACAAATAGGACAAGTATCATCGGGGGTTTTAATAATTTTATTAGTAATAAAACCATTAAAACATAACATATAACGTCCTTGTGTAAATATATCTTTTTCGAATGTGTAACCAGAGACTGGGTGAATAGGAACAAATAGATTGAATATAGAACGTAATTCAATAATATATTCAAGTAAAATAGACATGTTACGTCTAGAACCACGTTTAACTAATTTGGATAATTTAGTATATCTTTGTTTTTTAGAATCTCCAAACCACCATCTACAATCATTTGGTTTAACAAAATAATCATTTTCTTTATCAATGGAATCAATTCTAAATAAAGGTTTTAATTTAATATATAACCATTTAAAATTGTCATTACTGCAATTAAGTATATCAATAGCAATATTTTTATAAATTTGATTGTCAGTCATAGTTTTTAAATGAATGAAATACAAAAAATAAATCAATTTTATAAAAAGACATAAAGGAGATATAATTAAAATATTATTAGATGAAAATAGAAGATGACGTCAAATTAGACTATAGTGATGTATTAATACGACCAAAAAGGAGTAAGTTGTCATCAAGATCAGAAGTAAATCTAGAAAGAGAAATATATTTTCCTATATCTAAACAGACATGGAAAGGTGTACCAATAATAGCTGCTAATATGGATACAGTTGGAACATATAAAGTATATAAAGTATTAAGTAAGCACAAAATAATAACAGCATTTCATAAATTTTACACTTTGGAAGATTTTAAAGAGATGAAAGATTTAGATGCGAATTATTTTGCGATTTCAACTGGTATATCATATAGTGATTTAAAAAAGTTAGAAGAGATACTTAATTCTGAATTTGGTAGGTGTGTTAAATTCATATGCATTGATGTAGCAAATGGTTATATGGAAAAGTTAGTAGAATTTTGTAAAAAAATAAGAGAGATGTATCCTGATAAAATATTAATAGCAGGGAATGTAGTAACAAGAGAAGTAACAGAGGAATTAATATTAAATGGTGGTGTAGATATAGTTAAAGTTGGAATTGGTCCAGGCAGTGCTTGTTTAACAAGAACACAAACAGGAGTAGGTATGCCTCAATTATCTGCAATAATGGAATGTTCTGATGCAGCACATGGTGTAAATGGGTTTATAATAGGTGATGGTGGTATAACATGTCCAGGAGATCTAGCAAAAGGTTTTGGTGGTGGAGCTGATTTTATAATGATAGGAGGTCAATTTGCAGGTCACGATGAAAATCCTGGTGAAATTCAGGAGATTGATGGAGTGAAATATAAATTGTTTTATGGAATGAGTAGCGAAAAAGCGATGGAAAAACATTATGGTAAAATGGATAAATATAGGTCATCAGAAGGAAGATGTATAAAAATAAAATATAAGGGTGGATTAGAAGAAACAGTATTGAATTATCTAGGAGGATTAAGAAGCACATGTACTTACATTAATGCACAAAATGTTAAAAATATTTCAAAATGCACGACTTTTATTAAAACAAATAGACAATTAAATACTATTTTCGCTTGATATCGATAATTACATAATAATTTAAGTAAAATAAAAAAATGAAAAATGAAAATATTGTTTAGATTAATAACTTAAAAATATATCATGATTAATTCTAATTAATAATGATAAACTTGTTATTTATAATAACAACATTATTAAACGTAAATGCATTTGTAAATATAAATTCAAATACAAGGAAGGTAAGAAGTTTAAGAATGATAAATCCAGATTTCGTTCCAATGAATGTAATATCAAATTTAAAAGATAAAGGAATAGGTGATACATGGACATACAGTAAATTAGTAGAAGAAATAAAACATCATCATATAGATGGTATAACATTTATAAATCAAGGAAATATAGCAGCATCAATAGATAATTTATTAACGGATGGAGAATACCATTATAATAATATACACTATACAAAATTATTACCAGAAACATATGATACATTAATTGATTTATTAACACAGAATAAAGTAGCGTTTGATGTAGTAACCGAAACAGTAAAAAATAATGGGTTAATGAATATGCTGTCACAATCATTTATGACAATAGGAATATATTCATTAATAGTGTTAGGAGTAAATACATTTTTAAGAAATAGATTACCAGGTAGTAATAAAGAAACATTTAATCAGATGGTAAACTATGGTGATTTATTTAATAAAGATAAAGATAAAGATAAAATAGTACCAGATTTAAATACAAGATTTAATGATGTTGCAGGGTGCGATGAAGCAAAATTTGAATTAACTGAAACAGTAGATTTTTTAAAAAATCCAATAAAATATAGAGATGCAGGTGCAAAAATACCAAAAGGAATATTATTAGAAGGGCCACCTGGGACAGGTAAAACATTATTAGCAAAAGCAGTTGCAGGTGAAGCAGAAGTACCATTTTTAAGTGCAAGTGGTTCAGAATTTATAGAAATGTTTGTAGGTGTAGGAGCATCAAGGGTTAGAAGTTTGTTCGATAAAGCATCAAAATTAGCACCATGTGTAATATTTATAGATGAGATAGATGCAGTAGGTAGAAAGAGAGGTGCAGGAATAGCAGGAGGAAACGATGAAAGAGAACAAACATTAAATGAAATATTAACAAGAATGGATGGATTTGATACAGTAGATGGAATAATTGTAATGGGAGCAACTAATCGTATAGATATATTAGATTCAGCATTAGTACGTCCAGGTAGATTTGATAGAAAAGTATCAGTATCATTACCAGATTATGAAGGAAGAATCGCAATTTCAAAAGTTCATTTTCAAAATAAAAAATTAACCGACGATTTTGATTATAATCAAATAGCAGCATTAACAAATGGTTTTTCAGGAGCAGATTTGGCTAATTTAGCGAACGAAGCAGCAATATTATCAGTTAGGTATAACGAAACACAAATAAATAATGATATATTATTTGATGCTTATGAAAAAATTACATTAGGATTAAAAGCATACAATCAATCACCAGATCCAAAAGTAACAGAATTAATATCTTATCATGAAGTAGGTCATGGTTTATTAGTTCATCTATTTAATGAATTTTTTGAATTAAGAAAAATAACAATCGATTCAAATAAAGCAGGGGCAGGTGGTTATACATTATTTACACCAGTCGAATATTATTCAAAATATCCTAGTAAAAAATTCTGTTTAGCTCAATTAGCAATATCATTAGGTGGAAGAGCAGCAGAAGTTTATTTAAGTCGAAAAAATTATGACCCGGAAAATGTAAATAATCAAATATTTGAGGAATATTCAGATTTAGATGTAACGACAGGGGCAACAAATGATCTTGAACAAGCATTCAATTTAGCCAAATTATATATTACTAGATTTGGATTTTCAGAAAATTTTAAAATAGAAATAAATGATAGAACATTACCTTTTTTGGGTGAAGAATTAACCAAAAATAAAAACAATAATTTAGGTTCTGGAGGATTAAATAATGAAATAAATTATTTATTACAATATTCTTTTGAAATTGCTTATAAATTGATAAATCAAAACGAAGAATTGTTTTTAAAAATTATAGAAATATTGAAAGAAAGAAGAACTATTGGACGCACCGATATTAAAGAAATAATATAGTGTTATATATAAATGTTATTAACTAACCCAATAACTAGAGGTATTGTTACAGGTATAATTGCTCCACATGGTATTACTGATTTAGTTCATGCAAAAAAATATCAACTTTTGCCTGAATTATATGGTATAAATATTTGTTCTGTGTTAGCAACAATAGGATTGGATTATAGTCATTCAGATGCATTATTAAATTTTATTTTTTTCTCCACATCTATATTTCATTTTAGAAATGATATGCCGAAACTAGAATTTGCAAATCAAAGTATAACTTCGGCTATGATGATATTATCATTTTTTACTATTAATCCAAAATTATTTCTTTTTTACATGATATTTATACATGTTCCCAATCATTATTTAATGAATTGGGAATTATTAAAAGAAAATAAAGAAAAAAGTATTATGTTATTAAGTATTACTACATTAATATCAATGATTATTGGAGATACGCCTATAATAGAAAATCATATTATTGAAGTAATTGCAAAAGGTTTGATTATTAGTCATATAATTTATGAAGAAGCATATATTTTTAAAACTTTACCAGTGAAAAGGGATTACGAAGAATTGTAATTATAATTATATTATATAATATCATTTGAATTATAAAGAAATAGAATGCTTGATCAGTTCTTATAAAAACCATAAAGTTTTTTTTGAAAAATGATATATATAAAGATATAACTATACAAGCAAAATGACATGCAATATAATTACACATAACAAGCATACCAAACATTATATCTTAATATAATGTTTGAATATTAATTTTTATATGGATTATTTATATTTTTTTATTTTTACCTCCTTGTTGTCGGTTTCTATTGGGGTCATATAATGTAATTATCATATTTACAAATAGTTCATCTACTATAATATCATCATTTATTAAAAATCCCATAGCGTTTATATAAACAAAATTTGAACCAAAAGAACCTTGTGGTATTAATTGTTGAATCTCTCTTGCACTTTGAATTCTTCCATTATCATTTTCAAATCCTTGTCCTAATATTTGATTAACTCTTGTTAATCTATCTTCTAAATCCTCTGTATTAATAGGTTCTATATCTTCTGTAGATGAAGGTGCAGGTAGAGGTGGAGGTGAATCTTTCCTTGTAGGCATTCTTCCTCCTTTTCTTTTAGTTTTTCTTTTAGTTTTTCGAGAAGATTTTCTCGATTTCTTGGTTTTAGTTTTTTTAATTTTCTTTGTTTTTGTTCCACCTGACATACTATTTGCATATCGTTCAATTATTTCAGGGTCATAATCATCATTTATATCTCGAAAGTTAAAAATAAAATTGTCTAATGCATCTGCAATAACAATTGCTTCTATAAAATAACAAAAACAAGATATTATAGCGACACAGATATAACGATAATTAAATTGTAGACTTGGATTGTTAAATGCTATATCAAAAATACTAGGAGTATAATTATATCTTCGTGTATATTCTAAAAGTTCATTAACATTATAATGTATAAATAATAACATAGCCATCATTCTTAAAAATCGTTTAAATTCTATGTAAGTAACAGTTGATCTCATTTGTCGCATACTTACATTTTGTCTACCCAAGAAATTATTTTGCATTACATTTCTATGAATTACATCAGTAATCAAATCAATGTCATTATAAAATTCATCAGAAACATTATCTAGATCTTGTTGACTTTGTAAATTTTCTGAATTAAATTCATCATTATTTAATATATTTTCTCGAATATTTACATTTTGACGACATGTAGGACAAGATACATTTCTTGGAATATAATCATTTGGAATATTACTATTAAATACATTATCATGTAACCAAATTGAACACCAACATTTTACACAACAACCATGTTGGCAAGCTGTTGTATTTGGACAACAAATAAATCTTTCTATTCCATTTCCGTATATAGAAAATTCATCTAAACATACAGAACATTCATGCATAATTCTATTATCATTTGAATCATTTGGACTATTTAGAGAATTATTTTCACTACTACTAGAACTATCTAAAGAATCATTATTTGATGATAAAACATAACTATTTCTTCTTGTATCAAGACCACCTTTATGTTTTTTTTTATAATATTCTTCAAAATTAACTTCACATAGAGAAACAAATTCAGCCATATTTTCTAATTGATTAGGGTGTTTATTCATTATTGGAACAATTGATTTAATAAATTTAATATTATCATTTTTTCTCGATAATAATTTAGATTTTGTTTTTTTTTTATTTAAAAATTTCAATGTATTATCAATATCTTTATTATTTAATTTAAAATCTTGAATAATTTTTTTATAATTTTTTTCATTAGGTATAAAATTCGTTTTTTTAGTCATTAAATTAAGATATATATATATAAATGATATTTTTAATTAGAGGACATTTGAGAACATCATTAAATACAAGAAAATTATATGAGTTTATAAATGAGATAGTAAAGACAGATAAAGATTTAAAAATATACATTCATACATGGAATATATATGCGAATAATGTAAGTTGGAGAACAATAAGAGAAAATAATTCACTTGTATCAGAAGAGACAATATATAAGTATTTTGGTGAATTAAAAAAATATATAAAACATATTATAATTGACGATGATACAAAAATAGAATTATTTGGTAATATAGAGGGGAATATAGCAAATGGTCGTGCACCACTAATTGGATGGAAAAATTACTGGTATGGAAAGTATACAATAATAGATTATATAAATAATAATATTGAAAATAATAATGAAACAATAGTAAATTTCAGATTTGATTTGTTTGGAAATAGTAATAGTAGGCATTTAAATAAAGAAAATGTAATAACATTTATAAATAAAAATAAAAATAAAAATTATGAAAAAAATATATTTTTTGAAGATAAAGAGGCATGTGGAATAGATAATATTTATATAGGAGATATAAAGACAATGCACCCACTTACAAAGAAATTTCATTATGAATTAGATGAAATATTTAAAACGTATAATAAAGATAATAAAAAAATAAATCAAGAGAAATTAGTATTTAGATTGAATGAAGATTTGTTTTCAAAAATGCAATAAAATTGATTTAAAAAGTTATTTTAGTGATATATAAAAAAAATGATGAAGTTGAATGAAAGATTGCAATGGGCAATAGTGCCATTTAAAAATGGGTTAACAAAAATTGTTACTAAAACAGCAGAGTTAAGCGCCGACCAGATTAGAAAAGCCTCTCAATCAGAAGAAAAGGTTTGGGGTAATAAAATGATTGGGTCGAGTAATAACGGCAATTGGACCACCCAATTAGGTGAAACATTAGTATATGATATACTAATGTTGCAAGGTAAAAATCCAAGACGTCCTGAAAGGAAAGGAGGCTATGCACCTGACTGGGAAACCGACGATTGTATAGTTGAAGTTAAAACACGCAATTGGACAACGACTGGAACTGCAGGTGAAAAAGTGTTAGGAACAATGTATAAATATAGTGATATTCCATTGTTGTATGGTAAACCATTAAAAATAATTTGTGTAGCATATCAAGAATATGAATTGTCGCATGGGAACACAAGAATATTTGGAGATGATTTAAGTAATAGGAAACAAGCATTTTTACAATTAGCAAAAGCATTTGATATAGAATATATTAAATTTAGCGATTTTGCGATTAATGAAATAGAAGAAATGAAAAAAAAAAATGAATTAGAAAAAGTTAATGTAAATATGAAAAGCGAGGAGTTATTACCATTTGGTTGTATTGTTTAATTATATATTAAAACTTCTTTTGTAGTTGAACCTGGTTTTTTTGCATTAATAGCCCTTCTTGCAGTTATTTGCAAACAATTATAATTAGCAAAATTATCCAAGACCAAAGGAACACTAGCATTACTCATTAAGAATTTAATATTTTTATTATGAATTTCATGAATAGAGTTAAATAATTCAATATGTTTATCATAATTAAAACCATCATTAGTATAACCAACGAATGATTTATCATTTTCAGGTGCATATGGTGGGTCAAGATAAACAAAGTCACCTTTTTTAACTTTATTAATAGAATCTTTAAAGTCTAAATGAATAAAATTAACATTTTTAATTAAATCATGAATATTATTAAGTTCATCAAGTGTGATAATATTAGGTGTATTTTTATAATGACCAAATGGAACATTGAACCCATTAGGACCTTCACGAAATAGTCCTCTAAAACAAGTCTTATTAATAAACATGAATAAAGCAGAAGATTCAATAGATGTTTTATCATCAATATTATTAAATTTTTGTCGAATCCAATAATAATAACTTTCTTTAGATGTTTTGGCTTCAATAGTATTAGTAGGTTTACGATTCACAATTGTAGTAGTAATACTGTTATATTCATAAATAATTTTATTAATATGATGATATAAATTATCTTTATTAGATTGTATATTTTTAAAAACATAAATTAATGTTTTATTTAAATCATACGCATAAACATTTTCTTCAATATTAATAATATTTTGTTTTTGTAAAGATAATATAGCTAATAATACACTACCTCCACCCAAGAATATTTCATGATAATTTTTAATTTTATTAGGAAATTTGTTAATAATAGTATTGATAATTTGTGTTTTCCCACCAACCCATTTTAAGAATGGTTTTTGAATAATAAATTCAGACATTATAATATTATTTTATAATATAATGTTTATACTATTTTAAATCAATTTTTTACATTTGGATATTCACCAACTTGAATAACATCATTATATAATTTATTATATTCATTTGAATTAAATTCAAAATTATCAAGGTCAAGTAATTTTTTCAAAGCAGGATTATCTAAATAAACATCTTTTTTAATTTCATCAATTATCTGCGTATTAGTGTTTAATTCATGAATAATCTGTCTTCTGGAAGAATAAAGTTCAGGATTTATTTTTTTATTTGAGAAAAATAATAAAAATTTCAAAATAGAATTATTGGAAATAATAATGTTCATTTTTTCTTGAATTTCATTACATAATCTATCTATACAAAACTCGGTTAATGGTTTACTAATGTTATAATTAGTATGATATGCATTAACACTGTGAGCAAGATATAAATTAGATAGAATATCAGCCATATCACCAGATAGACTTTGTTCGGCTTTTAATTTACCACCTTTTAAGGCAATAAAATTAGCCAAATTAGCAAAATGTAGGGTTAATTTATCTAATCTATTAGAACATTCATAATTAACAATAGCTTTAAAATAGGTAGAGATTGAGTGTTTAATAATGTTTTTAAAGTTTTTCTCAAAATCTTTTTCATTATTGTTTAAAATGTTATCAAGAATAGGATAAATATAAGGGTGACTTTTATTTAAACCTTGACCAAATATCATTAAATTGCGAGTTAATGTATTACTACCCTCAACAGTAATTCCGATAGGAGCAGATTTATAAAATTTTTCGAGAAAATTGTTTTCACCCAAACAGATTGCACCGCCTGCATGTATATCCATAGCATCATTTAACACGATGCGGGCTCTTTCAGTTGTTTGTTCTTTCATAATAGCGGATATAACTCCTGGTTTTTCTCCATTATCTAATAAATGATTTGTTAATCGAATACTAGATTGTATAACCCAAGTGTGATATAACATGTTTACAAGTTTATCTTGAATACCTTGCATATGTAAGAGAGGCATTTTAAATTGTTTGCGATGTTTTGAATACTGATATATTCCTAACATTGCTGTTTTTGATGAAGCATTAGCAGTAGCAGGTAAGCAAACACCTCTACCAGCAGCTAAACATTCCATAAGCATTTTCCAACCATTTCCAGCATTTTTTTCACCACCAATAATATTTTCAATAGGTATTCTCAAATTACCTTTTAATGTTCCATTTGGGAATCCAGCATTTAAAGGGTTATGATGTGTTTCTTGTTTTAAATCTAGAGTTTTATTATCAATAAGTGCTAAAGTTACGCCTTCTTTACCACCTTTATCTAATAATTCATATGTGTCCTTTAAACGAAAAGCTAACCCAATTAAATTAGCAATAGGACCTAATGTAATATAACGTTTATTAATTATTAAATTAATACACGTTTTTCCATGTTCATCAATGATTACTTCACCTTCATCAATACTACCAGTTGCATCAGAACCATTATTCGGTCCAGTTAAACCAAAACAGGGTATATATTTACCATTTGCTAATTTTGGTAAATATTTTTCTTTTTGTTGATGTGTTCCATATTCTTGTAATAATTCACCAGGACCTAATGAATTAGGGACCATAATAGTAACACCTAATGCAGGATTCATAGTTGTAATTTTTGTTAATACAGAAGATAGTTCATTAACAGATAATTCTAATCCACCAAATTCTTCTTTAATAATAAATGATAAAAATCTATTTTCTCCAATATATTTAAAAATATTTTCATATTCGTCACTAGGATATATTTTCTCAACATTTCCATATTTTTGCAGTAAATTGTCGACTACTAGACTTTCAAGTTTTTTTTCTTTTTCAATGTAATTCGGATATTTTACATAACCGTTAAAAATTTCTTGATCAATACAAGTTGAACCGCTTTTCAATGCAATTAATTCAGTATCTGAAATTCTAGGAATAATTTGTTTAACATTTCTAAATAAATATTTATACATATTTATGTATAATTAATATAAAATCTTCTTTATCTTTTTAAATATAAAAATAATGAATGATAAAGTCAGCATCATTATTCCAACATATAATCGGTTTAAGTATGTATTAAATACTATAAAATCTTGCAAAGAGCAAACATACAAAAATATTGAGATTATTGTAGTAAACGATAGGTCAACACAAAAAGAGTATTATAATTATTCATGGGAAGATGTAACAATTATACATTTAGAAAAAAACACAAAAGAATTATTTGGATACGGTTGTGCAGCATATGTAAGAAATAAAGGTATTGAAATAGCAAGTGGTAAATATATTGCATTTTGTGATGATGATGATATATGGTTACCAAATAAATTAGAATTACAAATAAAAGCGATGAAAGAAACAGGATGTAAAATGTCGTCAACAGATGGATTTATAGGAAGAGGAGTATATGATTCAAATATGAAGTATAAAAAATACAACGCAGAATATTTTTTTAAAGTATTACAAAATAAATATAGAAATAATCCAGATTTTGTTGATGATTTTCCAAAGATATGGAATTGGAAATTTGTTAGAACACACAATGCAGTAATATGTAGTTCAGTTGTGATAGAGAAAGAAGTATTAAATAGTATAAATAATTTTAAAAATTTACGACCACCAGGAGAAGATTATGATTGTTGGTTAAGAGTATTACAGAATACAGATTCAGTATATGTTAAAGATACATGTATATATTACGATTTAGGACATGCAGGTGGTAGGCATTATTAATTTATCCTAATTATATATAATAATGATTTGTATAAGGATAATATATATATTTTTATATATGAGATTAATATACAGTTATATTAATGATTTTTTATTAAATAATATAAAAGCAAGGAATATTCGAAAAAATATAAATTTACAAATAAATGAAAATTATAAGTCTTTATCATATGTAAAAGCAAAAAAAATACTTCATACTGAACTAAATAATATAGATATATATGGTGATAATGAAAATGATAAAAATGTTGAACATGTATTTCCACAATGTTATTTTAAAAATAGAGATGATAACTTAATATTAAAATCTGATTTACATAATTTATATTTATGTAATACTAAATTGAATTCACAAAGACAAAATTTTAAATATATTACACATGAAGATTATATTGATAATGTTAATGACCATTATTTAGATCAAAAAGGGAATAACTTACACGGTAAAGATATATTTAAAAAGCAAGGATATATGATGATTATGAATAAAAAAAATAAAAAATTCATACCTACTATGTATTCTAGAGGTATGATTTCACGTTCTCTTGCTTACTTCTCAATTAAATATAATTTGTTAGATGAATTGAAAAATGTTATAGATATTAAAACATTAATTGAATGGAATTTAAAGGATCCTCCTTGCGACCTTGAATATCACAAAAATATAATATGTTATAAATATCAAAAAAATGTTAACCCTTTTATAATTGATTCAGACTTAATGATATATGCATTTTCTGATATCTATAAGGTTGATGATGTTATTTTACAAAAAAAGAAAACTGCTATAATAAATCCATTATATTCAATAGATGTATTATTAAAAGATATAGATGTTCTCGAAAATGAGAATAAAAAACTCCTTCGAAGAAATAATTTACTTACAAATAATTTAAAAAAATAGTATATTATATTTTAATAATTGATAATATGGAAGAATGGGGTGAAATTAAGCTTACTAAAATTGATATTGATGATTTCTGGCATTTATATGATGAATTACAGAATGATGAAAGTGGATTTTTAAACAACCGAAGCACTATATTAGAAGCTCAACAAAATGGTAACTTATATGGGTTAAGAATAAATGAAACTGACGAAATGTATGAAAGAGGTAGTAGAGGAGATGAAACTGACGAAATGTTTGAAACAGGTAGTAGAGGAGATGAAACTGACGAAATGTATGAAACAGGTAGTAGAGGAGATGAAATATTTTGTAAAAATTCTATGTATTTATTACCTTGCTTTTGTGTAGAAGAAAATAACAATGCTATTATTATTTGGACACATACAAGAGCAAGAAAAAAGGGTTTTGCAAAGAAATTAGTTAATTTATTAAATATAAAATATGCTGATACTCCACTTCCAGATAGTATAGATTTTTGGAAAAAATGCAATATAGAATTAAAATATTATAAAAATCAGTTTCCTTTCAAATAAACTTAATAGTACTTCAACTATGTTAATATTTTATATTGAACACCAATATATATCAGTATAGCGTATAATAATAATGCTAAAAATAATGAGACGAATATATCCTTAATATAATTATCTAACAAGAAAGATAATACTATCATAAAAAATAAATCTACTCCGTAAGTATAAACAGTGTTTTTTGTATATTTTCTTACATCGCCTTTATAGTAGAATAAATAAAAATATCCAGCCATAAATACAATAGGTAGTGCTGGTATAATAGATGTAGCTACAGTATCTCTTCGTTTACTATAATAATTCAACAATACAAATAAGGTTCCTCCAATAATAAATTGTGTAATATATTGATAAATATTTTTCATAATATAATATATATACAGATTATATTATGATCCGTTATATTGCATGGTTATTATTTTTATCAAGTTTTTACTACATAAACAGTGAGACTTATTGTCCTATTGTGAATACATATGGAGAAGATCGAAGAACAAATTTAAATAATTTAACTATTATGCAATATAATATTGAATGGGCTTTTTTAGATTATTATGAAAACGCAGATTGTCCTGGTAATGGCTGTGTTTGGGTAAATGAAACTCAATCATTACGTCATCTTGAAAATATTGCAAACATTATTAAAAAAATTAATCCAGATATTATAAATTTTTGTGAAATTGAAGGGTGTGATGAATTGAACTACTTAAAACAGCACACAAGTCATAATTATAATGAATACTTAATTAAAGGAACAGATACTGCTACTGGTCAGAATGTTGGTATGCTTACTAAAATAGATCCTCTAATTGACTTGGAGAGAAATGAAGAACATTATAATTATCCAATCAATGGTTCTAACTGTGGATATGATGGTGATGGTTCTACAGGTGTTAGTAAGCATTTTATAACAACCTTTAATTTTAATAGTATCAAAATTGCTTATATATCAATACATTTAATAGCATATCCAACACAACCAGACAGATGTGCAAAAAGAGAAGCACAAGCAAAAATTATACAAAATACAATAGAAGGTTATATATCTAACGGATATGAAATTATAGTTATTGGTGATTTTAATGATTATGATAAAGATATTCCCGATATAAATAATAGTATTCCAACTTCTCAAGTATTACAAATAATTAAAGGCTATCAATCTTCTTTATATAATTTAACAAATTTGAATGGTATGCTAAAACCTTATGAAAGATATTCAAATTGGTGGGATAAGAATGAAAATTGTGTTTCTTCTTCTGATGAACTCGTTATGATTGACCATATTCTTGTAACAGATAAAATAAAACAAATGGTAAAAAATGTATTTATGTATCAAAATTATGATATGTTTTGTAATTCTATTAATTCAGACCATTATCCAATCGTCGTTAATTTTAATTTTAATTAATTTATATGAATACTATATATAATATGAATCATAATAATTTTAGTAGTCCTCCTAGGACGCCACCTCGTAGAGTTAATGTAACTAATAATCCAACTCCTGTATCACCTATAAGCCCAGTTAGAGAACAACCTATGTTAATTGATTCATATCCTAGTCATGATTTAACTAGTGTAAATTATTGGATTGATTTATTTATATCGAATTTAGACGAATATAATGATTTTGATACAGCTATTAACGCAATTGAATATTTTACTGCTTATTTTATTGATAATTACATTGATCAAATGAAGTCAATTGGATATGGTTCTAATCATTGTATATCAAGTTATTTAACAGCAATTGATGTATTTATACGTGATTTATTATCACCCGAAGAACAAGCAATAATAAATGGTGATTTATTATATGTTCATCAAATTAAACAATCTGCACTGAATGCAATAAAAAATAAATATTATGTTGGCGGAAAAAAACGTGGGATAAAAAGAAAAAGAAGAACTTCTCGAAAAAATAAAAAAAATAAAAAAAGAAGGAGAACTTCTCGAAAAAGATAAAATAATTCATTAAAATATTATCATTGTAATGAATTGATGTATGATATTAAACAATTAACAACGTCTTTTTTTAGTTTTTCTTTTAGTTTTTCGAGAAGATTTTCTCGATTTCTTGGTTTTTCTTTTATTTTTGTGTGTTTTCTTTTTTTTACCACCACGAACTCTTACTGGTGATGTAGGAGAATCAAACATAGTATCTAGATTTGTTCGTGAATCAAAACTACTATTTAGATTATTTTCTAGTCTAAATAATGTGTTACGTTTTTTACTAGGGGTATTCATATTTAAAGTTTCAAATTCATTATTAAGATCAAGATTTAAAATAGATGGTCTTGAACCTTTTTTTGAAGATGAATAAGATAAATTATTTGGAGTTGGAGGAGGAATATTACGTTTTCTACTAGAAGGCGGTGCTTTCACTCCTTTTATAGATGGAGCGGATAACTTATTTTTACTTACTATTCCTATTACATCTATTTTATTTCGTGTTTCTTTAATTGTAAATTCAGAATGAAAATGATCATTTAGGTCATGACATGTTATTAAGTTACAACCATAGCCATCGAAATCTTGAAATATACCATTGGAAAAGTAAATAGCCATAAATTTATCTACTGCAGGAACAGAAAGTCTGCATTTTGCAGTATTTCTAATTCCATCTTCATTAAATGCAAAATGGTCTACAAGTAGTTGTTTAATAGAATTATTTTTTATTGGATCTAAATTTTTCATTATTATATTATCAGTAATTTCATTATTACTTAAATCAGGTTGTTCATCTTTCAATTGTTCGAATAATTTTTCTTGGTCTAGGTCAAGTGCAATTAATTTTAAAGGTTTTGTATTTTTAATTTCAAAAATAGGTTTTTTACCATAATTTGCTTCAATTGATTCATATGAAGGAGAAAAGAATAAATATGGAAAAATAGGAAGTTTATTTTTTTCAGTATTACTAGTGTTAACTGGCGAACTAGGAGGACTATCAAAAGTTCGTTCATCAAATTTCTTTTCAGGGTTTCCTGGAACAATCGAACTATTATATACTACTGTGTTACCTTGTTTAATAGGATTATCTGCTCGATAAAATGTAGAACCTGGTTCAATAATATAATATTTAATACCGTTTTTTTTTTTGATATTGCTCCAAGAAAAATATTTATTAGAATCCATTAATAATATTATATAATAAATGGATAAATTATTTGTTAGGTAAATTAGAAATATCAATAATAGCAACTTCTTCAGGATTAAAGAAATATCTTTTATTTCTAAACTTAATTTCATCAAAATATCTAAACAAGAATTCACTAATAATGCAAATACCAATTTTACGAATACTATTTTTAATTTCTTGCTTTGTGTAATAATAAGTATTTTCATTTTCAGGTTCAGTTTCATTAGAACCATCACAATTAGAAATATTAAGTAAACAATTGATTTTTCTTAAAATATCTTCTTTGGTAGAGTTTTTACAATAAGAACCTTTATTATTATACTTGGAAAAGAAATCTTTCATTTTAAAAACAACATTTTCATTTTTAAATTGATGCATAAAACCAACAACTTTATAAATATTTTCTTGTTGAACAAGAAATTTATTCATAATAATTAAATTATAGTCATTTCTATCTTGGTCTTCAATGAGATTGAAGACACCATTATTTAAAACATATAAATTATTAGTATTATCATCAATATCAGATTTAAGAATAATAGCAAAATTATCAGAATCTTTATAAACCATTTTAGATTCAAAATATAGTTGAATGAAAGATTCAATTTCAGATAAATCATTATTTTTATTATAAAGTCCATTTAATAAATTAAGACGAAGTGATAATTTACTAGTATCCAAATAATGAAAAACAATATATTTTTTAAAATGCTCTTTAGAAAGATTGTGTTTTTGAAATAAGAAATATTTAAGTTCAGTGCTTTTAATTTCAGTATACCAATCTGAATTAGCTTTTATTTTTTTACTATCAATATCATTATTTAAACAGTCATCAACTAAAGATTTAAGGTCTTGAATGATGACATCATATTGTTTATCTTCAATATTATCGTTTTTAATAGATTGAATAGATTTAGCAATGTATTTATTATTATCAGGTAATTCGATAAGTATTCTATCTTTTTTAAGTTCAATAGAATTAGTCCTTTCAAATGTAGTAGCATCTAAATCTTCAATTTCAATAGGTTGAAATAAATAGAAATCACCTTTATTAATAAGGAAACCTCTTCTACCAAAGTTATCAAATAATTCTTTATTATTCATAAAGACAGTAATAACGTATAAAATTTGTTCAATAGGATATTTTTTATTAATATTAATACTATCAATTAAGTCATTTTTACGATAAAAAGAACGATTTTGAAAGAGTTGTTTGACACGTTTAACAATCATTTCATAATTAGAAATAGAGAAGAAACTATTATAATTTTCACTTTGTATTTGTAAATCTTCAATTTTATCAGGATTAACACATTGAAAATTACAATTATCCATATAATCACAAATAGAAGAATAAGGTTTATTACCGACTTCATATTCAATAGTTTTATTACTGGATAAATTGATATTAACAATGTTATTAATAGAGAATTCTTTAAATTTATCAATAGAAAAATTAGTTTGAGAAATATTTAAATTACAATCAATAGCGTTAGTTTTTAATAAACGAGTAACATTACCAATTAATTTGGCTTTTTTTTCAGCAAGTCGGTAGAGATACATATCAGCGATTTCAATTTTATTATCATCATCTTCAATGGGAGCCGTAGCATACATATAAATTTCAACATTTCTTTCTTCAAAAGGTAACATACAATGACTTAAATTACGAACACCACGACCAATAATTTGCTCTACACGATTCATATTATACCAAGGTTCAAGTATATGAACTTGTCTGATATTTTTAAAATCAAGACCTTCAGAAGCAGCTTTTGAAATAATAACAACTTTAATATTAGAACCATCAGTATTATCTTTATTAGTAATAGCAGTAATATCTTTTGCGTTATTATGAGAAAAATGAGAATCACCAGTAATAAGGGCATATCTAGCAGGTTTAAAATTAGTATTTTTTAATTCACTTTTTGGTTTCATATGTAAAGAATCAATAGGTTCACATGGTTTATCTTTAAATAAAGGCTTTGCAAGTGAAGAAGAACTATATCTAGTAAAACCTAATTCTTCTAATGCTAGTGCAATAGGAATAACACCACCTTCAATATACATACTATAAATAAGAACAATTCCTTTAGAATTCATAACATTATTACATATTTTAGAAATTTTAGCACTGTATTTTGGAAGTTCATCTTTTGAGAAAATTCTTCCATAATTGGATAAAATATCAGGTTTATATTCATAATTGAATTTAATAGGTTTATATAAATCAGTTTTTGTTTCAAAATTCATAATACGTCTTAATCCAGATTTACCAACAATATCAATATTATTATCAGAATTGAATAATTTTGAACGAATATTAGTACGTTCAAGTGTGTTTAAATCTTTATCAAATAATTGTTCAATATCCATTTTAGGATAAACAATATTAAGTGATTCAAGTGGTTTTTGTAATAAATTATATCCAAAGGAATCTAAATTTTCAAAATTAGGTAATTTATTTTTCTCACTGTAATTTTTAAGATTTTGAATAATAATATTATAACATTTTTGTTGATAATCATTAAAATTAACAATATACAAAGGTAAATTACTAGAAAATTCAATACTAGTATTATTCATTTGAACATTAGGAAAATGTTTAGAATTTAAAGCATATTCAGGAGAAAAATCTTGAGGGTAGATTCTAAAAGGGAAAGAATAAGGGTTTTCACCTTGGACATATGAAATATAACCAATTAATTTACGTTGTAATAAGTCTTTACCAGATTCTTCATCATCACCTTGTGATTCTTTAAAATTTCCTTCATTATCAAATATATCAGATTCTCTAATAATACCTCTTTTATCGTTTAAATTTAATAAATTGGTGATCCATATGATTTCTTTATAACTATTATACATTGGTGTAGCAGATAGTAATAAAAGTTTCATGTTATTTGCATATTTGGCAATTTTCATGAGTAAATAAGTTGTGCGTTTTTTTTCAAGATTATCATCAGTTGTGCGAATGTTATGAACTTCATCAATAATAATTAATCTATTATTAAAATATTTTTGAATAAGAGAAATTTCAATAGATTCTAATTGTTTTTTAGAATATCCAGAATCACTAGCGACATTAATTAATCTGTTAATAAAATTTGCAAATTCAATATAACCCATAAAATTATAGTTGGTAGAAATTAGATTGTTGATTTGTTTTGTAATTTGTTTCTCTGTAATGTCTTTATTATGAGTAGGATTAATTTCAGAAATTAAAGAATTACCTACACAGGTATTTAATGTCCAAATACCATTTTGTTGCTTTAGTTTTGATGGGTCAAACAATTGTAATTTAAAATTTGTTTGAACATTAGGACTAGCAACAATAATAATTTCTTTTTGTTTTGAATTAGTATATTTAAAATAATTACGTGTTTCTTCTGCAATACCAATAGCACTACAAGTTTTACCAGTTCCTACACTATGAAATAGAAGTAAACTATTATAAGGTGTATATGATGATAAAAAATTTCGAACAAATATTTGATGAGGCATTAATTCAAAATCAGAATTACATAATAATTCACTTTGTTCTTTGATATCAAATACTTTATTTTCATATTTATTGTCATAAAATTCTTTCTTTTTTGCGATTTTTATACTAAATTTTGGGTCATCGAGGTCTGGATATAGAAATTCAGGGGTATCATTTTGAGTATTATAATTATATGATTTTTTTTCTAAATGTAACAAATATTCATTATAATCTTTAAAATCTGTTAAACTTGTAGTAGATTCATTTTTGACACTAGGGATTTTGATGTTATTGTTAAATATAAATTCATCATTTTTTGTATCTTTATAAATAATATCTTGATTATCAAGCTCAAGATCATTTTTTAAATCATTAATATCAAGTTCTGGATAAATAGAATCTGTAATTGCATCGTCAATATCGTTATCTGAAGTATCATTATTAGGAAGTGTAATATTATCATCAACAACTTTATCTGAATTATCAGTATTAGACTCGGTTATATATTTTTTTTGTAATTCTAATATACCATCAATATCAAATCTTTCATCATGACGTCCATCAATCAAAAAAGCTTTACTATCTAAAGGATATGAACTATTTTTAAAAGGAACTTTTTTGAGATTATAATATAATTCTTTAAGGAATTTAATATTACATTCATTATAATGGTCAGAATTAAAGATACCAGATTTGTTATATAAGAAATCTTCGTGAATAAAATTATTATCTTTGAATTCATTAGAATTGAGTTTATCAATACAATTTTTAGTAGGACGTCCTTTTTTTTTAATATTAATTTTAACATCATCATTATTTCCAAAAATATTGATATTATCATCTGACTGTGGTTGATTATTTTCTTTTTTTTGCTTTTTATTATCAGTGGGAAATAAATATTTTTCTGAAAATTCTTCACCGATTTTTCCAGCAAATCCTTTATCACTTGTAGTATAAATATTTTCTTCAGCCATAATTAATTTATATGTATATATAATTATTTACATATAATTAAATACTAAACAACATATGAGTTTTAATTATTTCATTAATTTTAGTGAGTAAATTAATTTTTTCTAAATTATAGTGTCGAATAGAAGTTAAGCAATCATCAAATTCTTTCCATTCCATTTTGCTAACTTCAGATTTTTGAAAACATTTAGTATCAATTGTTTTGTTATACATCATGTTACCAATATAGTATTTATGTTTATATGATTTATAATTAGAACCAGTAAATACTTCTTCAAATGGGAATAGATTACTAATATTAATTAATAACTTTTCATTATAACCAGTTTCTTCAGAAAATTCTCTTAATGCACATTCATAATCTTTTTCCATATAATTACGTCTTCCCTTTGGGAATCCCCATTCAGGTTCATGCCAATTATCAGAATTATTAGAAAGTTTAATAAGTGTTTCTAAATCAAAAAATTCGCCATTTATGTTAATACCAGTTTTTAATAAATTAAATCTCTCTTTGGAAGAATTTTCTTCAGATTTATATTTTGACAAGTTATTATTACCCCATAAGTTTTTCCATAAAAAATCAAAATCATTTTCTAATAGACATTTTTTTTCTGATATAGTCATTTGCTTTAGCATATTTACAATATATTCTTTATTTAATAGAGAATATTTACCTCTTAAAAAATCAATAAACCCTAATGTATCTTTACGTCTTATTAATAAATATTCAAGATTATTGTTAGGATTCAATCGAAATGCTATTATACCAATACTAGTTATTGGTATCTTACATTGATGAAAAACATGTCCAGTTTTTCCACAATTATTACAATAATTATTTTCATTCATTATGTTAAATTTATAATAGATAAATCTTTATATAATTAAAATGAATAATAAATCAGAATATTGGGGACCACATTACTGGTTTTTCTTACATACTATAGGAGAAATATATCCAAAATATCCAAATGATGTAACAAAACGAAAATTTTATGATTTGATCATAAATATGCCTTTATTTATACCAGAAGAAAAAATAGGAAATGATTTTGCAAAATTATTAGATAAATACCCTGTAATGCCTTATTTAGATAATAGAGATTCATTTAAGAAATGGTTACATTTTATACATAATAAAATAAATGAAATATTAGGAAAAAAACAAATATCTTATGCAGAATCGAGAAAAATATATATGAAAAATTACAAACCAAAAATAGTATATTTACACGAAAAATTTAAAATAAAAAAACAATATCTATATTCTGGATTTGTAATATTTGGAATTATAATATTATTATTTAATCAATAATATATATATGAAACTAGAATTATTTTTATTAGGAATTACATATTTTATAGCAGGCAATATTTATTATGAAGGTAAATATTTAAAATTAATATATGATAATAAGAAATATTTTCACATGGGTGGAGTAATATTAGGAGCATTTGTTATTTATTGGTTGTTAAAAAAAAATCCAGAAAGGACTGGAGAAATTATAAAGACATCTAATGAATATATTAAGTATCTACCAGTGGATAAAGATACAAGCACAATATTAACACCTATATTTGATATTACTAGTAAACAATATACAAATAACTATTCTAATTCTCAACATTTAGCTGAACAAAAAATAAGAACATCTGGTGGTGGTAAAACTGCAACAAAACGTTCCGTGAGTGAAACTAAAAAAAAATTTGTAGCCTCTAATCAAAGTTGGAAATGTGGTGATTGTACTAAACAATTGAATGCATGGTTTGAGATTGATCATAAAGTAAGATTAGAACATGGTGGAACAAACCATATTGATAATTTAGTTGCTTTATGTAGAGAATGTCATGGAAAAAAAACAACAATTGAAAATTTGTAATTATAATTAATTTATATTTATAATCTATAATCATAAATATAATGAAGACAGAAGAAATTCTTTCAATAATATTTCCATTAATGATATTTATTATTATTGCAGTAATACTATATAAAGCATATCAAGATGGTGAAATAGAAGGTCTTTTAAAATTTTCTGGTATTGTTGCTGTATTAAGTAGTCTAGGATTTTTAATTTATTATATTGTAACTTATATTAGTAATGAGAATAACAGTCCATTATACAGGAGTCTTTTTGGTATGGGAATAGTAATTATAGTTTCAATTATAGTATTAATTATTAATGCGATAGATTTAAAACCTTATATTGATGGATTATTAACATTTATGGGTATAAATAATTTAAGTCAAACATATTTTAGTAAAGGAATGGTAATATTTATAGGTTTATTGTTAGCAACAATTGTATATTTAACATCAGATTTAAATTTTGATATATCAAAATCATCTGGACTAGAACTTTCATTCCCAATAACATTATTTTCAGGTATAACTCTTTTACTTATAATATTATCTAGTTTGGGAATGTTTTCATTGAATATGATTAATCCAACAGTAAAACTATTACTATTTCCATTATTAGTAGGAATATCATTGTTCAGTTTATTTGATACATTAAAATCACCATCTGCATATAGTAATGGTAGAGAAATATCATTTATATTAAGTATTGCAACATTTTTATTATACATATTGTCATTATATTTTGTAAATTCAGACAGTTTGCAATCATTTAAAGGGGGGTTAGCAATAGCATTCATAGTAATGTTATTTCCTATTTTAAATCATTTTATATTGCAATTTACTCCATTTAATAAATATTTATTATATATTTTTTCAGGTGTTGTAGCTTTAATAGGATTTTTATTATTAAGTGGTAAATTAATTAACAAAAGCAGTTTCCATAATATGGATGATATTAAAACAGCATTAAGAATGGATGATTCATTCAGTTATAATTTTATATTTTACATAATATTATTGATATTAATACCAATAGTTGGAGTAAGGTTTTTATCATTTGAAAAAGATGAAGCAAAAATAACAGATGATTTTGAAATATTAAAAAATGTTTCTTTATACATTTTTCCAATTGTATTAATAATGTTAACAGGAACAAATATTTTTGATTCAAACAATAGTGGTATGGTAGTATTACTATACTCATTATTAACTATGGGATTATTATTTGGATATTTATATTTATTAACAATACTATCTGATACGCAAAAAGACTTATTAAATTACATATCTGGATTGTTAATGGTATTAATTTTGGTTTTATTTTTATCTTTAATATTCTTGATGACTGGTAATTATATGGCTTCGCTTGGTGGTTTTCCTGGAGTTATTGCATATTTAATATTTTACATACCATGTTTAATTATCGATTTTATAAATTATATTAAAAAGGAATTTAGTTTAATAACACCTACAATTAGTATTGTATTTATATTGGAAATTATTGTAATATTATGTTATTTATATTTACCAAAATTATTCAATCAAATGACAAAATTGTCTGGTGTTGATCTAGTTAAAGAACCTATTATATTAAATGAAGAGGTTACATTACCTGCTGGACAAATGTTTTTAATCCCTCCAAAGGAAGGTAATAAAGATGAACAAGTATTAATTGGAATTAATAATGATGAACGACCTAGATATAATTATGCAATGTCAATGTGGGTATATATTAATACAAATGAAAAGAATAGTAATGCTTATGCTAATGAAGTAAATATTTTAAATTATGATAACAAACCAAGTATAAGTTACAAATTAAATATGAGTGGTTGCAAATATAAAGCCACTCAAATGGCTAGTAATGGTAAAGGTGATCTAGTCGACAAATATCTTCATGATACAGTTGATGGTTGTAAGTCAGAGGATGTAAATATAGATAATATAGAAGGAAGAACTAGTAATTTTATTTTTAGATTCACTAATGAAAAAGATACAAATGATGAAATAAATACTGTAAAAATAGAGCTTCCTTCACAAAAATGGCATTTCTTTGTATTTAACTATAACGATAATGTTGCTGATTTATTTGTAAATGGTAACTTATATAATAGTTATAAATTTACGGATAACAATAGACCGACATACGATAAATTAAATGATACACTTACGATTGGTCAAGAAAAAGGTTTAGAAGGAGTTATATGTAATACTGTATATCATACAAAACCACTTACTAAATTTGAAATTGTAAATACCTATAATTTATTAATGAATTACAATCCTCCGATAAATAATTTATAATTATAATTTATAATCATGGACCCAACTTTTATTATTTTAGGAGTTATACTTGTCGTTCTCTTATACATTTTATTTGTATATCTTTCAACTGATAAAGAACTTTTACAAGAGTATGTACATTTAGATGATAATTTAAATCCAATTACTGAATTGGAAAAACCCGAATCTAGTAGATATGCTTATGGTTTTTGGATATATGTAAATACATGGGATTCTTCTATTGAAAAAACAATTATTCAAATTCCAAGTAATCTAAAAATTTATCTTGATGCTAACACTGCATCATTAAAAGTAAATGTTGATACAACTTCTGGAACCCCAAAAGATATCAGAGTTACTGATAATTTTCCTTTACAAAAATGGAGTCATGTTATTGTTAGTGTAGATAATGAGTTTGTTGATTGTTATATTGATGGTAAATTAGTTCGTTCATCTAGAATATATCAAGGTTCTTCGGGTAATGTATCAAAACCTTTGATTCCTACTGAATCATCTGAAATTCAATTTGGAACTCAATTTGATGCTTATCTATCAAGATTAAAAAGATGGACTTATCCTGTCAATCCACAAAAAGCATATGATGAATATATGAAAGGAAATGGACAAGGTGGATTTGCCGGAATCCCAACTTATGGTGTTGATTTGAAAGTTATTAAAGATAATGAGTTATATAAAGAAATCAATGTTTTTTAATTTAGTTACAAATTTATTATACTTTTAATATATAAAAGTATAATATAATGGATTCTTTAGCTACTACACCTCAAAATAGTCCCGTAAGTGAATCTGCTTATTTAAAATCTAATGGACTTGTTGCAAAATTTGTTTTTGTTATTGTTGTTGTTATATTGTTTGTATTATTATTCCGTTTAGGTTTATGGTTAATAGCATGGTATAATAGCCCACCTAGAGACCCTTATGTTGTAAAGGGTATGCTTGATGGTAGTTATACTATCACTATTCCTCAAAATCCTAAAAGTGCCGATGCTGTTCCTATATTTAGGTCAAATAACGATGATAATGGTGCTGCATTTACATGGTCTACTTGGATATTTGTAAATGATTTTGGTACTAATAATGATAAATTTTATCATATATTTAGTAAAGGTTCGGCTGGTTTAAATGATGATACTAATATTGCAAATGTTAATAATGCACCAGGTGTTTATTTAGGAAAAACTGGTGGAGCTGCCCCTTCTGCTGGTGTTAATAATGATGGACTTACACTTCGTATTGTTATGAATACTGTTCAATTAAATGATGGTAAGACAACTCTTGATATTGATAATATTCCTATTCGTAAATGGTTCCATCTTGCATTGCGTTTAGAAAATACTATATTAGATGCATATATTAATGGTGCAATCTCTGGTAGATTATTATTATCTAATGTTCCAAAACAAAATTATAATGATATTTTAATTCATCAAAATGGTGGGTTCTCTGGTAAAATTTCAGATTTAAGATACTTCAGTCAAAGTTTAAATGTTTTCCAAATACAAAATATTGTTAATAAAGGACCAAATACTACTCAAAGTGATTTAGCAGCTCATGATGCCGGATTAGGTAATTATAGTTATTTAGGTTTTGATTGGTATTCTGAAAAATATTAATATATTATATTATTTTAATTATAAAATAATATATAGTAATGAGTGACTATGCTGATTTAAATACTATTATTTCACTCAGGAAAAGGCAATTACTATATTCTTTTCCATTAAATCGCCTTGAAATTATTAATCCATATTCTAATACTAATTTTACACAATATCAATTGGATATGAAAAGAAAGGTGCAAATTTTAAAATATAATAATGATTCTAATCAGGATACTAAAAAACAAATTTGGTCCAGACTTAGTAATAATAATAATGATGACAAATTTACTTTAAGGACAATTAGTGTTGTTTATGATAAAAATACCAATTCTTATTTTAATTTTGTAACCCCTCCGTATGTTGATTACACTGGAGAGCCTAGTTCAACTGCTATTGATTATACTTTCTCACGTAATTCTGATATTCCTGGATTAAATATACCTTTATATGATGAACCTTCAGTTCCTTTATATATGTTTAATTCTAACCGTGTTTATGGAATTGAACCTGATAATAATGTAATTAACATGCAATATATTTATAATCGTGATTATTTTATATCTCAAAGCACTTCTACTGAATTTTATACTCATTTTATTAATAAGGTAGGTCATAATGACTATTTTGAAATTTTCTCTGCTAAAGTCCCTTTCTCTTTCTATTATCATGCTGAATCTCAAATTATTAATAACAATATATATCTTCCTAATAATATTGTTAATATTCAAAATATTACTTTTTCTGTTCATTTTAATGGTGAACTTGTAAATACTAATCATACTATTGAAATTGTTAATCCTAACATTAATCTTTCTTCTATTAATACTGGTTCTTTTTCTTTTGATATCTCGTTAAACCCTACTATTAATAATAAAATTGATCTTATCAAATATATTGGTAATATTCAAATTAATAATATTAATATTCCCATTAATAATGGTTTTATTTATGATATGAAACTTTCTATTACTTATAGTATTGACCCTCCTGATAAAACTACTTTTCGAGACGTCATTTTCTCTAATGATGAAATTTTTGGAACTTATGTTTTTCCATCTAATGATAATCTTTTATTCTTTCGAAATTCTAGTTCTAATAATATTATTGATAATGTTAATTTTATTGATGGTAATCTAATTGTCACTTCTAATTTTCCTGATACTATCTCTATAAATCGTGTTTTAAATGATGTTGAAATTATTGAAACCCCTATTGTTCCTACTTCATTTTTAAATGTTGAATATATATTTTTAACCAAATATGTTAAATTATTTGTTGATAATTTTGACCGTTATATCATTCGTAATACTTCAGAGATTAATTCTAATAATTATAAGGTTTCTACTAACACATTTATTGCTGGTCGTAAATATTTACTAACAAATGGTGTTTATTATTTTATGGATATCAATCCTAATTATCCATTTACTATCCTTAATAAAAATAATCCTAATATTTTAATTGAAGAATATAATAAAATTGAATTTGACCATGATAGTAAATATAACAATTATATTTCGAATAAATATACTACTAATAAAACTATTTATAAAACCACTAATGATGGTAATTATACATTTTATACTGGTAATGTTAAAATTACTGTTCTCGGTGATTTTGGTACTATTAGTTATTTTTCCTTAAATAATGATTATATGGGAGGTATTAATTCTTTACAATATTATAATCCTAATGAAAAATCTGATAATATCCGTATTCAGTGTTTATTTCAAACTAATGATAATACTATTTCTATTCAAAATATTAATAATAATTTATATTATAAATTTAATGACATCGATTATAGTTCTTTTTATGCCATTGGTTTAGGTATTGGTAAATATACTATTAACAATATTCCTGAATCTCACGCTATTGGCTTTATTATTAATGATTTTTCTCAAATATATGTTACCGGTGATAGTATTTTAAAAAATTCTGATGGATTTCTCCTTACTCGTGAAGTTGATAATAGAACTATTATATTTTTTTATAATACTATTATTATTCAAGTTTTCTCTAATTTTGAATCTATTAGTTATACTTCCTTTTCTAATGGATATATGGGAGGTTTCCAAAAAATTGTTTATAATAGAGGTTGTCCTGTTTCTATTGAAAGTGTAATTCCTGACCCTATGATATATTATCAGGACGACGACGATAGTCCTGATACTATTATAGTTACTGAACCTGAACCTGAACCTGAACCTGAACCTGAACCTTTTATTCCTATTATGCCTCCTCTTTCTTTACATTATTCTAAAATTTCTATTGATAATGTTATTTTTATTGTTAATACACTCTATCTTGAATTCAATGAACCTACTACTATACTTTCTAACACTGTTAATACTGATATATCTGGTATTGTTTTTCATCCTAACTATTCTTATCAAAATATTTCTCTTATTGACCCTAATTTTGATATTTATTATGTTGAACCTATTGGAGAACCTGAACCTGAACCTGAACCTGAACCTGAACCTGAAGCCGAACCCGAACCGGAACCAATTAACCAGTTCTATGACACTGAAAATATACCAGTTGACTTCTATTATAAACCATCAACTTCTAATCAATCTTATATAACTTCTTACAATAATAATTTAATGAATTCTCAATATGTATCTTCTTTATCTATCGATGAAGTTAACTCTAATATGATACCTAATACTATTTCTAATTGGAATAAATTAAACAATCATATATGGTTTAGAACTTATCTTAATGTGCCAACTAATTATAAGATTAAAATAGCTCAATTTACATATTCTCAAGATTCATCCGGTAGTTTTCAATATACTTATTCTGACCCTAATAATAATAATTATAAAAATTATAATTTAAATGTCTTAAATGGTGCTATTCAATTTATTTCTGATTATACTATTTATAAACAGCCTTCTAATTATATCAACCCTAATATTGCTATTTCTATTAATTCTAAAAGTGTTATTGTTGGTGGTAACATATACGTTTTTAATACATTATTTTTATATTTTAAATATTCTTCTCCACATATGTATTCACATACTATGACTACTAGTATAGATGGTGATATTTATAATAATATTTATGGTAAAGATTTTGGACCTTATTCTCAAAACGATTTAATTCAACATGGTGAATTACAATATGATACATTTTTAATTGTTGATAATAATAAACCATATTTAATTCCTGAAACTATTAATGATTGGAATAATATTAACGAACAAATTTGGTTCTATCCGACTAATATTATTGCAAATAATCCTTATCTTATTTGTCAAATGTCACTTGGACGAAATGCGAATGGTTCTATTACATATAAATATTCAGATCTTAATAATCCTGAATTTGGTATGATTAAACTTAATGTCGTAAATGGTATTGTATATTCAACGCAAAATAATTATATTATATATGAACCTGAACCTGAAGCCGAACCTGAATCGGAACCTGAACATGAAATAGGACCATTATATGAACCTGAACCTGAACCTGAACCTGAATCAGAGCCGGAATCAGAACCTGAACCTGAATCAGAACCTGAACCTGAACCGGAATCAGAACATGAACCTGAACCTGAACCTGAACCTGAACCGGAATCAGAACATGAACCTGAACCTGAACCTGAACCTGAACCTGAGTCAGAACCTGAACCTGAACCAGCAGTGGATTTTAATATAAATATGTCTAATACTAATTATAATTCTACTTCAAAAATGGTTACAATAAATATTAAAAATTCAGGAACACTTAATTCTAGTGGATTAAACAATATTGATTATAGAATAATTCTTGAAGTTTCAAAATATCCACAAAATGGTTATCTTTTATTGGCTACTGGTAAATTGTATAAAAATACAAAAATTTATTACAATAACGATATATATTACCCTAATTCAATATCACATAACTATAATATTAATATTATAAATTCTACTTATTCTAGTGGTGATTTATTAACATGGACAACTTATTCTATTAATTCATTTAAAACTGGTATAACTAATGAACAGTATATTACTAATTCTCCTGGATTAAAAATAAATCATAATATAATATATCAATTTACTGGTGATTTTCAACCAGGTAAAACTTATTTAGTATCTGCTGATACTCTTGTATATGGTAATAATAATATTAATGAATTTATTGATGATTTAAGTCCTGATAGTAATAATCATTTTATATTTACTGTTCCAAATGAGTTCCTTGCAATGAATAAAATTGTAGTAACAAGAAAAGGTAATAGTCAAGCATATTTAATTATTCCTGATAATCCTCCTGCTACTTCTTTATATAATACTGATGGACAACGAACTGGTGTTCCTCAATCTATTACAATTTACTTTAAAGAAAATATTGATGATTTAAATACTATACAAGGTGGTGTTGATGGACATAATTTAATTATATCCAATAATACGTTACAAGTTTCTGTTAGTTTGACTGGCGTTACTTTACCTGGTATATATGAATTATTTGAAAATGGACAAAATATACCATCTATTGAAAATATTGAATTAGTTTTAGACGTAAATGCAAATAATAATGTTATACCACTAAATTATAATACAAATATTAATAATTCACGTGAATTTATTTTTATTGCTGATAAAATAACAGCATATAGAACTAACGAAAAACAAGCTTATTTATTTATTCCTGATATTCCACCATATGGTTCTAAATATTCTACTAATGGTCTTCGCGTTGGTGTTCCTCAATCCATTACAATTTACTTTAAAGAAAATATTGATAATTTAACAACTATACAAGGTGGTGTTGATGGACATAATTTGGTGAAATCTGGTAAAATTTTACAAGTTAGTGTCAGTTTGACTGGTGTTACTTTACCAGGAACATATGAATTATTTGAAGAACAACAAAATATTCCAGATATTGAAAATATTGAATTGGTATTAGACATAAATTCTAGTAATAATGTATTCCCTCTTCATTATATTAACAATATTAATAATTCTGATAAATTTATTTCAATTGGTAATGATTATATTTTTAATAGTAATATTCAATCACAAATTTTATCATTATCTATTATGAATAATAGTTTAGATATTTCAGAATCTCAACTAATTTATTCAGGTAATAGTGATATTGATGAACAAAAAACCAATTTAGGTGGTAATAATGCTACTAGAACTGGAGCTTTTTGTTTAAATGCATATAATATTGCACAACTTGATTCTCAATCTACTATTCCTGTTTTATCAAGCAATGATGTAAATGACCATAATGATTATCAATTAATTTATTATGGTAATAATAATATTGAGGAACAAAAAACCAATTTAGGTGGTAATAATGCTACTAGAACTGGAGCTTTTTGTTTAAATGCATATAATATTGCACAACTTGATTCACAATCAACCATTCCTGTTTTATCACATATATTATCAAATTATGAACCTGAATCTGAACCTGAACCCGAAGCTGAACCCGATGCTGAACCCGAACCTGAATCTGAACCTGAATCCGAACCCGAACCTGAATCCGAACCCGAACCTGAATCAGAACCTGAACCAGAACCGGAACCGGAACCAGAACCGGAACCAGAATCGGAACCAGAACCGGAACCAGAACATGAACCTGAACCTGAACCTGAACCTGAACCGGAACCTGAATCAGAACCTGAAATACAACCTGAACCTGATAATGCAATTTATATTCATTCTCAAAATATATACATAGCTCCATTACAAGATACAATTCGAATTCGAAAACAAGATTTAACATTGGATAATTCAATCACAATTAATTTAGATAATGGTATTTATTACTTTTTAATTGGAGGTATTGAATATTTTATAATTGGCCCACATATAGGAAGTGGTGTTAGTTTACCAGGACATACTAGCTTTTTATGGCAATATCAAGTTACACCTGATCCATTGACTAATAATGTTGTTACTAATGGTGATTATTTTGTTTCTATATATGAATTATTGATACCTGAACCTGAACCTGAACCTGAACCTGAACCTGAACCTGAACCTGAACCTGAACCTGAACCTGAACCTGAACCGGAACCGGAACCTGAATCTGAACCAGAGCCAGAACCAGAACCTGAATCCGAACCTGAATCCGAACCTGAACCGGAACCGGAATTAATTATTTTCCCACCTATACCATTTGATGATAATTCAAATGTAAGTGTAATTGAAGATACTAATACTAATTTTATAGGTTTTATTATTAACCAACCTTATGGTGACGGAGAATATACAATACAATTAAATAATAATGGTCCAGGAAACTATCCATGTAAGCGTTTATATGATGATAATATTGAAAGTAGAATTTTATCGCAAGGAGATAATAATGGTAAATTAATTATCAATCTAACATTCCCTATTTACATTAATTTGTATTCCCTTTCAATACATAATAATAATAAAGCTCAAAAAATAGTTATTAAAGGTAGTAATAGTAATGGTAAAATATTATATGAAGCAGACCAAACTATAGATAATAATATTAATGTAATCGGTGATAACGATTGGGTGAATTTTTATGTTGGTTCTAATGACTATAATAATTCGTATTATATAGAATTATCAAAACCAAACGATAAAGTTTACCATCAATTAAAACAATTGAAAATTTATTCAACTTTAACTAATGATGGGATTTCAATATATGGTCCTTTCTTAATTCAACAAGCATATGGTAATAGTATTAAATTTGATGGAATAATACCAAATATTGATAAAAATTTACAATTTTATGCAATAGTTAATGATGTGTATTATTATGTAAATAATTTAGAAACATCAACGGGTCCAGATTTTGATACAAGTGACTTCGACCAAGTTGGTTTATACACTGCAAATAAAGATGGTTCAAGAGGTTCTTCTTTATCTACAAGTAATGGTTTTATTGGTAAATTAGTAACAATTACTACAGAACATGAATATATACCTGAACCTGAACCAGAACCTGAACCTGAACCTGAACCTGAATCGGAAACTGAACCTGAACCTGAACCTGAATCGGAAACTGAACCTGAACCTGAACCTGAATCAGAACCTGAATCAGAACCTGAACCAGAGCCTGAACCAGAGCCTGAACCAGAACCTGAATCGGAACCGGAACCTGAACCTGAACCATTTGACCCTTTACAAATTACAGGAACCGACCCTGGTGATTTATCTTATGTTAGTGAATATAATATTGTACATCATAGGTCAGATGGACAATTTTCAAGTATTAATTTGTTTTATATTAACAAAGGTGATAGTCAAAATTTATTAAATGATATATCTAATTTTACCCATGTTACAATTCCTAATATTACTGGAAATGTATTATATACTACGGATATAAAGGTTAATCCTAATGATTCAGCATTTATAGAACTTAATTTAAGATATGGTCATGATAATAGTTTAATAGATCAAACTATATTAGGAGGTGACAATCAATCTATATTAATGTATACTTATAAAAGAATACCTGAACCAATACCTTATTTGATATTAGACGGTAGTGATTACTGGAACGAAAATCAAGGTATTAGAAATGATTTACAAAGTTATGGTAATGGTTCTTTGAAAATGTATAAAATAAATGAATCAGGAACATCATGGATAACCATGGCATCTATGATCTGGAGTGGGTTTTTTGCCGCACCTTCTAATAATAGATGGTCACAAATAATAACTAGATTGCAAACATTAGTAAGCAATTCTAATGAGAATGTAAATTTTGATTTTGAATTTGTAAACGGAAATACAGTTAAAATATCTTCTAATTCAATTGAATTTTTTGGAAATAAAGAAGCCAATTATAGATTTTCATTTATCACCAACGAATCGATAGAAGTTTTTTCGAATGCTAATGAATATTTAGATGACAATAACTGGATTTTACTTTTCAGACAAAGTTCTAGCTTATTTGGTGAAACTGGAAGCGAAACAGCAGGATTTGATAATATGTTAAACGCAACAATAAATAGATATAATCAATCATCAAGTCATCCTTATAATTTTTTGAATCCAGACGGAAGTGTAATCGACCTGAATGGTTCTCCGACAGGTAACGGCGATTACAATATTTTTCCATATATTGAAAACTTTAAACATAATAATAAATACCATTTTAAATATCAGTATAAAGATAAAAACACAGGAATTAAACACTATAATACATGGTATCAGACATCTAATCCTACAACAAGCACTGATATTACAGGTTATGAAGAAATTGAAATAAATTTCAATAATAATAATGGAAACTGGGTTGGCATGTGTTTGTGTCCATATGAAGATGCTATTATGTATTGTAACTATCCAGGGAATAGTTGGCATGACCCTGTTGGTGTTTTTGGTCAAGCATGGACTGATGCAAATCGATCAGATTTACAACGTGGATATCCTGTTAGTGGTGATTGGCGTGCAAGTGTAATTGAAGTATGGGTAAAAGTTCCAGTGACTAAATTTAATAAAATTAGATTCGAAAGAGTGTCTGATGCACCAACTGAAATTACTAACTCTGGTGAATATGATGGTCAAATTCAAATGTGTGAAATGCAATTATGGATAGATAATACAAATATTCTTTATAACAATAATGATGTTACAGTCACAGCATCTAATTATCATAGTGAGCCTTATAGTCCAGATAATATTATTGACGGAACGCTTACTAATATTTGGCATACTAATTCAGTAGGTGGCGTTGGTTTCACAGAAAAACCATGGATTGATATTTCTCTTAATAGAAATTATAATATAGATGGAATTCAATGTATGACTATTATCTCGTCTGCCACTGCTAGCCGTATGGACCGACTAGTCGGTTGTAGAGTAGTTTTATACAATAATGATACAGAAGTATATAATTCAAATGTAATACAACAAAGTAATAAATTTATGCATGTAATTAAAGGTAGTCAATACACTAATATAGATAAAAATAAATTAGAGGCTTATTCAAATCAGATTACAGATAGTAATCTTGATCTAACAAAAGTATATACTCGTCATTCTTCTTTTACAGGGTTAGAACAAGATTTTCATATGAATATAAACAATGAAATTTACATTGAAATATTAGATGATTTTACATTATATTCATCAATATATTCATCAGTATTTACAGCAAATACAACTATATCAAGAACAGATTTTGTTACAAAACTTTCAACTGACTTGAATACAACAATAACACATGTTTCAAATGATATTCCTTATATATTATTCAATGACTACATTAATAGTAATGAAACAATAGATTTATCAGGTATTCCAATGTCAATCTTTAGTGATGTAATTTACAATAATACCCTTTTACCAATTGGAGAAGATTATCGTAATACGATAATTACCAGAGATAATAATAAACTTTATTTTAAATCATTGGACATTCCAACGAATACGACTATTATAAATGGGGATTATATGAATTTAGTATTTAAACATGATACTACTTATAGTTTTGCACCATGGGAAAATGAATTTTATAAACAACAAATTAACCGTCCTACTTCAACAAAATACTCGATTCTTAATGAATTATATTCTGAAAATATGAGAATGAATTATTACATTAATAATCAATATAAATTTAAAATGATTGATGGTAGTAATAATGAATTAATATGGACACAGGATAATCCTTTTGATAATATTGATTCAACATCAAATCTAAATATAATCTCAAGTAATTTTACTTTATCTAATGGTAATAATTGGGACTTTGATGGATTGCATATTAATAGTTCTTTAACATATTCTATATTAGATGGTGTAGCTAATAATAGCTCTGGTGTATCAGATAGATATGTAATTGGTCAAATAGCAAATAGTTCTTTATGGGATTCAAATAATCCTGATAAATTAGTAACTATATCGACAAATACTTACGATACTGTATTTTCTGACCTTGTTGAATTATATGCAGTTAAAGAAATAAGTATAAACGAAATTCGAATATTTGAAAATATAAATATGAGTTGTTCATATAAATTTGATAATAGCGTAGTAACTACATATAACCTTACATTGTATGCTAATACTAGATATACTATTGATGAATTTATTAATGTGTTAAACACAGGTTTTTATTTTAATCAATCTAACCACCATACTAATCATCTACGTAAATTGAATTACAGTGAAATTTCTAATTTAAATCCTGCTATATTTAATGGTATATCAAGTATATCATATCAAGGATTACCGAAATCTATTTTTAATATAAATGATTCAAATTTAATTATTGAAAGTTATGAAAGACTGAATTTTAATTTTATTAAAATAAAAAGTTTTATAACAATTAACAAATTTATTGATAATGATAAAAATGATTTAACTAATAGTTTTACAATTGTTCCTGGTAAATATTTTGTTCATGATTTTATAAAATTATTAGAAGAAAACCTTGATATACAAGTCTCATCTTATGATGGTAATTTAATTACAATAGATACTTACCTAATATATTTAACTGGATTAAATAGAGATTTGTTTGGTGTTAGTGAAAAATTTATTACAGAAAATGATAATACGTTACAAATCATTAATAATTATACAGAAATTGATAATACTGTAGATAATTTAACTTATGAAATTAATTTAGAATTACAATACCTCACTATTGTGATTAAACAACTTGGTGAAACAAATAAGCTATATTTGTCAAATAGTGAAGATTCAACAAATTCATTTTATTTTAATTCAAATGTAATTACCATTTCAACAATTGCCTATAATTCTAATTCAAGTTATCCTTTTTATGATATAGATAATGGAAACTATAAATTTTTTATGAATGTTGGAATAGATAAATATTATAATAAAATGGATAATCAATATAATTGTCAACTATTCATAAGATATTATGACCCTAATGCTGAATACCCATATACAATTATCACATATCATGGTAATGTAATCAATGCATATGAAAAAATAGATGGTAATGATCGTTATGTAGTGCATATTATTAATGTCCTTTACGATACAATTGACAATAATGACAATAATGATAATAGTAAAGCTGTAGAAGTGCTAGGAGGATATAATGTATTAAATAAATATCATGTAGCTCATGTATTGAAACTAAATAATAATTTTAACACTACAACTATTGACTCGCAATATCCTAGTTTCTCTACCGGTACTGACCATATTATCTCTCAAAAATGTGGGTTATATGAAGGTATACCAAATTCAAATACTGCTGCACTGCACAATACTACGGGTATTCTTGGTGATTCAATTACTCAATTAGGATATGAACCAAATTTAAATAACGGTTCATTTCCAATTAATAATAATAGTCATACATTGAGAGTAATAAATTTTCCACAATATCCATGGCATTTTATTGATAGTTTGAATTATACCGATAATATACAACGTTCAACTGATATAATTAATAATTTATCCAATAAACCAGATGGTAAGTATATTATATCATATAGATATGCAGAAAATGTTCAATCAAATGAACATGCTATCTACGAATATTTAAATGTATCTGGAGGTTCTGTCAACGGTGGAGGGGCATTTTCAGGAAGAGAGAGCTTTTCATATACAATTGTATATTTGTCAGATAATGTGATTAACGATTTATATGGTATTGATATTATGTGAACATAATTATGAAAAATTATTATTATTGAAATATAATAAAAATAAATTATTATTATTATATCAATTAATGATGGTCATTAATATTATGATTATGATATATATTAGATTTTGCAGGGTTTAAACACATTTTTTCATTAGGATATGTTTGATTAGAAAGACATTCATCGCTTTTATTAATTTCAATGCAACCTCGCTTACCTTCATATTCACCAACTAAACACCATTTTGATTTTTTAGATGAAATATTATTTTGTATATTACTATTAGAATTATCTGATAATACACCTAGATTACCACTATTACCTGCATTAATACCCATACTTGATGCTCTTTGAATACCGCTACCAATAGATTGAATAGAACCATCAATAACATCTATTCCAGCTTTTGTTCCTTCAGCAGCAACATCTGATGTTAAATTAATTACTTTTCCAGTAGCCATACCTATTATTCCTAAAAGTTTTTGAAAAAAAGGTAGAAAAGCATCCAATATCATTTGAAATCCACCACCTGCTTGTGATAATAAATTTATTCCTAAAATAGAAAAAATAAGAAGTACCAATAAGAATATAATTAAATTATTTTTTGATTCATTCGTTAATTCAAACATTTATATATTATTAGTTATATTTAATTAAATTAAAATAAATATATTTAACCACTTAAATATAATATTTTGATAATATCTATTATATAAATGAAATTTGTTAGTTTTTTGGACAGTTTTTTTATACTAAGTCTTGGGATAACTTTTTCGTTATTATTGGGATTAATATATCATTTTAGAAATAGATTGAATGAAAATGAGAAAAAATATGAACAATTATTGAGTATAGTTAATGATATTGTAAAAAAATTAAATGAACTACCGTCTTCTCATTCTCATGGAGGAAACACAATAGATCAAAATATATATTACAATAATGAAGTTGAAGAAATTTATTTAGATGATGAAGATGATGATATAACTAATTCTATGCATGAAACATTAGATATGCATAATTTTGAAGAGAATTATAGTGGGGATAATGAGGATGAAGAGGATGATGAAGAGGATGATGAAGAAGAAGAAGAGGATGAAGAGGATGAAGAAGATGAAGAAGATGAAGAAGATGAAGAAGATGAAGAAGAGGATGAAGAGGAGGATGAAGAAGAGGATGAAGAAGAGGATGAAGAAGAGGATGAAGATGAAGATTTAGAAATAATGGATGAAACATTATCAGAAGATGGAGTAAAATTGGTAAATTTAAACGATATTACAGAAATAGATGGTAATGTAATAACAATGGAAGAAGAAGAAGAATTAATAATAGATGAACCAGAAGTGGTAAATATACAACCATTAAATGATAATATATCAGTAAAAGTAGAAAAATCATTAGATGTTAATTATCATTTATTAAATGTAGTAGAATTAAAAAAAATAATAAAGGAAAAAGAAATTAATGCAAGTATAAGTAAAATGAAAAAACAAGATTTAATACACTTATTAGAATCAAATGAATAAATATTATATATTTATTATTATATATATAATATGAATATTAAAGAATATGTTAAGTATAGAGAAGGCGAATTAAATGGAGTAAATCAACATAAATATTTAGGATATAATAATGTGCATGCAGCATATCCTCCATTTATGAACGATGGTAGAATGATGAATGCCTCATGGCAACCAAATTCAGATGTAAATAATCAAATAATAAGAGAAAATAATATAAGATCAAACTGGCAATATAGACAACATTTAATAAAGAATGGAAATAAGGTTCGTGATTATAATTTCAAAGAATGTATGTTAGAAATGGGACAAGATAAATCACATAATTATAGTGAAACACAAGGTAATTTAGTAAATGGGGAACATAAAAATCCATATTTGTATGAATCATTTATGGATAATAGTAAACCATTTGGGTCAACAAACAGTGATTTAAAAGAAACATATTTATCAAGAGAACAATTGCAAGCAAGGAAGATAGCACCATCAATAACACAAGAAGAATTATTAAATTATAAAAGATAATTTATGATGTATTCGAGAAAATATATAAAAGAAAAGGACAATTTTATATATTTTATGAAATTAATAAGTTTTGATATTGGAATAAAGAATATGGGTTATTGTATATTTGAAATAAGTGGAAATGTGCCATTAATAAAATCATGGGATATAATTAATTTAATAAATATTGAGAAAAAGATAGACAAATGTAATTGTAAATTAAAAAACAATGAAATATGTAATAAGAAAGCAAGTTATTATGATGATAATAATTATTATTGTAGGACACATGTAAAAAGAAGTAATAAGAATGTTCTCGAAAAAGAGATAAAAATAAGTAAAAATAAAAAAATAGATGAATTGAAAGAGATAGCGAATGAGAATAAGATGAATATTAATTTTGGTCAAAAGAAGGATAATATAATAGATGAAATGAATAAAGAGATAAAAACCAAATTTTTACAAAAAGTTCGAGAAAAAAAGATTAAAACGACACAAGATTACGATTTAATAGAATTAGGTAAAAAGATGAAGGAAGAGTTTAATAAAATAGAAGAATTTGAAGGGATAACGGATGTAATAATCGAAAATCAGATATCACCAATAGCAAATAGAATGAAAACATTACAAGGAATGGTAGCACAATATTTTATAATGATAAATGATGAAATAAAAATAGAATTTATATCTTCGTCAAATAAATTAAAACATTTTGAGGTAGAAAAGAAAGATTATAAAGAAAATAAGAAAAATAGTGTATATTATTGCAATAAAGTTCTCAAAAGTAATGAAAAAAATTATGAAAAATATATAAATTATTTGGATAATTATAAGAAGAAGGATGATTTAGCTGATAGTTTTTTGCAAGGAATATGGTATTTAAAATTTAAGAATACTTTATGTTCGGAATTAATAATAATATAATATATATTGCGTAGAACTTAAAAATAAATATTGTTACTTTATCATAAGTAATGGAATCTATTGATTTAGGGATAAATAATTTAGATACTGTAGAAATTAATCTACAACCTGATAATGGTGGAGACTCTGAGTTACCTGGCATTGAACTATTAATGAATGATACTATGAAAAAAACAGGAAATAAAATAGATGTAGGTGATTTAAACAATTTAGAAGATGAATTAAATAATTTATCACAAGTTGATATTAATATAGAAGAAACAAAGCCAGTTGAAAAAAAATCAGAAAAATCATTATTAAATGGATTTACTGGAATATTTAAAAGCAATGATGAAACAAATAATAATTCTAATCTTGGTTCAGCAACAGCAGAAACGATTGGTAATACAAATACATGGGATGGATTTCAAAAAATGAATGATATACCAGTAAAAGAAACAGTATATACAACAAAATTATCAGAACGTGAGATAAGAAGAAAGAAACGAATGATGCTTAAAAAATTGGAAGAGTGGAATGAGAAGGGATTATTAAAGACGTATAGTAATTTTACATTAGATTCTAATTTTGATGAGATTGAAGATGAATATGAAAGTGCAATCGAGGACAAAAGAAGAAAAGACAGTGTTAAATTACAAGGATGGTGGTTTACAACATTTGTTAATACAATTGAATATGGTAATGCAGCATTTGATCCATTTGGTTTAAATTTAGACGGTTGGGGTGAGCAAATATCAGAAGATTTAGATAGTTATGATGAAATATTCGGTGAATTGTATGAAAAATATAAAGGTGGTAAAATGGCTCCTGAATTATCATTATTATTAAGAATTGGTTTTAGTGCTGCAGTTGTTAATTTTACAAATAAAGCATTATCGACATCTGTTCCTGGATTTAATGATGTAATACGTCAAAGTCCAGAATTAATGAAAGCATTTACAAATGCAACTGTAAATAGTATGAGTCAACAATCACCAGGTTTTGCATTTGCAAACCAAATGATGGAAGAAGAAAACTTTAAAAAGCAACAAAATGGTCCTCCTCCTCCTGCTCCAGTAAAAACTAGAACACAACAACCACCAATGAGACCAGGACAAATGGCTTTTACAGAGAATATAAATGAACGAAATGATATTAGAATGGCTCGAGGTAATCAAGATGGTATTTCAATAAATGAATTTAGTAATGCAAATGAACAACCAAAAATGAGACCCGAAATGAAAGGTCCTCAAACTAGTAATATTGACCAAATATTATCAGGACTAAAAACAAAAAATATAGATTTAAAAGAAGAAAAAGCAAATGATAATAAATCTGTAATCAGTGTAAATTCAATTAGTGAATTATCAAGTGATAAAATACCAAAAGGAACAAAAAAACGAAAACAAAAATCAGATAAAAATACAATTTCTTTAGATATTTAATAAATTTTATATAAACATGATTTTATAATAATAGATAAAATAATTAATATTTAATTACTTAAATATTTCTATATCATTATATACATGAGTTTAACACTTAAACTATTATATTTATATACAATAGTTTACGATTATTTTGAAAAATTATTATTTAATGTAAAAAAAAACCCATATGTAAATACAATTATTAATAAATATTATGAACTAATAAATAAAATGACTGTTGACATTAATAATTTAAATATTGAACCAATTGTTCCATACATTGAAATATCATATATAGATGATAAATTTAATTTAATAGAAGAAAAATTTAATGACTGTATAACACAGACAACTTTATCTAATTATTATTCAAAAATAATAACTCATATATATGATACAAACAACGTTTTATATAACAAAAATATTTTATTTATACATAAATTTGAAAATAATAATAAATTATATGTTCAAAGTAAAATTATAAAAAAACTTACAAATGAACTATCAAAACATTTTGATTTAGATAATAGTCATATATATAATATCTTTACACATGTAGATAAAAGTAATAAATTTTCATATGAATTTATGGGAATTGAATATAATCACCCAAATATGACAGAGTCAATAGAAATAAAATTAGATAAAAATTATTTTGTATCTAATAATGATATATTGGATAATATTTCCGTATACAAATATTTAAAACGAAATTATAATTCGAAAGATTATGTATTTGATGATAAATATAAAATATCTATTATAGATGCTGATATAAATTTTCATGAAATTAAATATAATCAATATTTACACTTTAATAAAGATGATAAAAAATGGGTAATATTAAATAAGTAAAAATTTACTTTTAAAAAATTGATTCAAATATTATAAAAATTATTTAAATAACATAAAAAAAATATAACATATTGATATATGGAGTCTAATATGGATTCTTTAGAAAAATCCTTTCATTCTACTCATGATAAATGGACTTTATATTACCATTTACCAACTGAAAATGATTGGACTATTTCTGGTTACAAAGTAATTATGTCAGATATTAATAATATAGAAACAGTTAATGAATTAACTAATAAAATTAGTGAAAACATTATAAAGAATTGTATGTTATTTGTAATGCGACATAATATTGAACCAATGTGGGAACACCCGTCCAATAAAAATGGAGGTTGTTTCTCTTATAAAATTGTTAATAAAAATGTATATTGCGTTTGGAATGATTTATTTAAATTGCTTTGTGGTGAAACGTTATCAAGTGAAGAAATATCACCACATATTAATGGTATTACTATCTCACCAAAAAAGAACTTCTGCATTATAAAAATTTGGCTTGATAATATTGATTATCAAGACCCTAATGTAATTACAAAAATAGAATTTCTTTCATTAAATGGTTGTATATTTAAAAAACATAAACCTGAAGAATAACAATTTTATATAATATAAAATTGATATGAAAATATCTTTTTTTATATTATAAAAAACATGGAGGAAGAACGAAAAATATACGGAGTTTATGAAAATTCATTGTTAAATAAAACAATTAGGTTACATATTCAAGAAGTTGGTTCACAAATTAAACAAAATCTTGAAAAAAAGATTAATTATACATGTGTTGGCAAGTGTATTCCTGAAGGTTTTATTAAACCAAATACAATAAAAATTATTAATTACTCCAGTGGTATGGTAGATGGTGATTATATTAATTTTAGTGTTAATTTTGAATGTAAAATATGTAATCCAGTTGAAGGAATGTTGATTGAATGTTTAGTCAAAAATATAACAAAAGCTGGTATTAGTGGTGAGTCACTAAACAATGATGATGGTTATAATCCTATTAGTATATTTGTTGCTCGAGACCATCATTATAATGATAATTACTTCAATAACATTAAAACAAATTCGAAGATTTTAATTTCTGTTATTGGTTCTAGATTTGAATTAAATGACCCATTTATTGTTGTTTTGGGAAAATTAAAACACGACCATAAAAATATGGATACTTTAAAAGTTAAACCTACTATTAATATTCTTTAATTTATATTTTAAAACTATTTAAAAATTTTTTACTTATTTTAATAAATGATAAAAAATACAGAGCAACTTGAATTATTGAAGACGAACATTGAAAATTTAGAAAAACCTAGACAACTTGAAATTTTAAAAATTATATATAAAAATCAATCCACTATTATTAATGAAAATAAAAATGGCATTTATATTAATATGTCCTCCTTAACTGATGAAACTTTAGATAGTTTGAAAGAATATATGAAATATATTTACACTCAAGAAGAAGAACTTAATGCTGATGAACAAACTAAACAAAATTTCCTTAATACTTTTTTTTAACTGATATAAAGACTTATTTTTATATTTATTTAACTAATTTATAATGTTAAACCATATTGTTTCTCATCATTTCCCAAATAATGAAATTAAGAATATAGAAGATATTCCTAATTTAAAAAATAGTATGCTTACTATTACTAAAAAGAAATTAATCGATACTATTAATAATAAACATATCATTTCTAAAAATATTTTTCAAAAACCTAATGTCAATATTAAATTCTCTTATGAAAATGAATCCAAACCTAATGAAATAAAAGATTCTTATTTTAAACCTAAACAAAAAGACACCCTATTTTGGTGCTTATATATCTTAAAATATGATTTTACTAATTATAATAATCTTATTAATTTTGGTAATACTGAATTAGATGAAAAAAGTAAATGTGTTAAATATATTGACAATAATATTCCTACTATTAAATCATGTAATATTAAAATTACAAACGTTAACGTTAAGGAAATCAAAAGTGAGCTTCTTACTGAACATGTTTATACTAGTTTTCACGTCTTATGTGCTTTTGTTTGTCATTTTAATTTTAATATTTACATTATTCATGATTCTAAAAAATTCTTTATTAAATTCACTAATGATTTTAATACTACTAACCATATTCTTTTAAAGGATAATAAAAGTTATAAAATTATGCATTCTAATATTGAAAATAAAGACCTTCATTCACACCTTAAACATATGCATTGTTTAGATCATTTTAATAAACCAATCAAAGGTATTGGTTCTTACAAACTTGATGATGTTATTTTAATTGCTAAAAATTTGGGTATTGATACTGCTAACAAAAAAAAATCTGAAATATATCATGAAATTCGTATGATGCTAATATGGGAATAAAAAATTGAATTAATTATTATATAAAATAATATATGAATTACTATATATATTATTTATGAGTATTGATATTGATAAAAATTCTGAACCTGAAAAATATGATCAAAAAAAGATTCAAGATTCACGCATTTCCTTTAATAATATGATTCAATCCTATTTAGAAAGCAATCCTGTATTAAAAGATAATGGTATGGCTAAAGAATTAGAAATTAGATTTGGTTCTAATCGAAAACTTGCTAAAAATATTTCTAAAATTGATTATGATAACGTTGTCAAAACATTATATTCTTGTGGTTTTACCCCAGATGTTGTTGATGGTAATCAAATCCTTCGAATCCGAAATGAATTTATTGATAAAAATACTGGAAATACTAAATTATCTAATATTCGTGCAGAAATCATTGGTTCTCAACTTATTAAACAATATTGTAAAACTAATAGCATTCAATCTTTAATTGATTCTCCTTATCTTATTCCTAATCAAATCATTTTCACTAAAAAAATGACGGCTCTTAATAAAAATGGTGAACCTATTAAACCTGTTGATATCAAAGAATTTAATTTTCGTGCTTCTTTTCAAACTGAACAAACCTTTGTTGTTAACTCTGGATTGAGTAAGCAGATCATTAAAAATTGGAATGATTCTAAAAAAATATTTAGATGTATTAATCGAGTTCGTTTCTCACATCCTGATTTTCCACTATTTGTTGATTTAAGTATTGTTAAATCTTCTAGAACTAAAAATTATGTTCAAGTCCCTGAATATACTGTTCAAGATGCTAACCTTTTCAATAATTCTGAAACATATGAAATTGAAATTGAAATTGATAATACTGATAATAGAACTGCTTATTATAATACTGAATATACTGATTCTATTATCTCTTCTATTAAAAAGGCTATTCGAATTATATTATCTGGATTACAGAATACTAAATTCCCTATTTCTTATTTTGAAATTCAAGATATTAAACAACAATATTTAAAACTTCTTTTTGGTAAAGATTTCGAAATACCTCATAAAATTTCTGGATATCATTTTATTGGACCTTCTTCCCTTACATTACAACATCAAAACTTAATTGATAATCCTGATAATAAAGATATTACTTCTATTCTTCATAATTTTACTGTTACTGATAAAGCTGATGGTGACAGAATGCTTCTTTTTATTAATTCTTCTGGGAAAATTTATCTTATTGATAAAAATCTTAACATTATATTTACTGGTGTAATCACTAAACAAAAAAAAATATTTAATTCTATTCTCGATGGTGAATTTATTAAATTTGATAAAAATGGTAACCTTTTAAATTTATATGCTGCTTTTGATATTTACTTTGTTAATGGTAAAGATGTTCGTTCTTTACCTCTTACCTTCAGTGATAATGATGATGTTAATGATGATGAACTTATTGAAAATAAAAAAACACGATTAAATTATTTAAATACTGTTGTTGATATGGTTGATATTTTATCTGTCCTCAATTCTGATTCTAAACAAAAAAAACCTACTCATTTTAAAATTCAATCTAAAGTCTTCTATTCTACTGCTAGTGGTTCTATCTTTCAAGCTTGTTCTACTATTTTATCTAATACTAAAGATTCTTTATTTGATTATAATACTGATGGTCTTATATTTACCCCTAGTGATTTCCCTGTTGGTGGTGATTCTCTTGATAAACCTGGACCCCTATCTAAACATACTTGGTCCAAATCTTTTAAATGGAAACCCCCTGAATTTAATACTATTGATTTCCTTGTTACTGTTAAAAAAGATGATACTCACAAAGACGACATTCATCATGTTTTCAATGACGGCATCTCTCTTACACAAGGTAATAATGTTTCTCAATATAAAACTCTTATCTTAAGATGCGGTTTTGATGAAAAAAAACATGGTTATATGAATCCTTATCAAAATATCATTTCCGATGAATTACCTTCCTCTAATATTATTAATGATGACGAAAATTCTTATAAACCTGTCCCATTTGTCCCTAATAACCCATACGACGAAAATGCTTATCTTTGTAATGTTATGTTACATAATAAAGGAGACCAAACTTATATGATTACTGAAGAAAATGAATATTTTGAAGAAAATATGATTGTTGAGTTCTCTTATGATAAAACTAAACCTGGTAATTGGAAATGGATCCCTTTAAGAGTTCGTTATGATAAAACTTCTGAATTAAGATCTGGTATTAAAAATTATGGTAATCCTTTCTATGTTGCTAATAGTAACTGGCATACTATTCATTTCCCTATTACTGAAAATATGTTATCTACTGGTGAAAATATTTCTGACTATGATAGTCATTCTGATGTATATTATAATCATAATGCTAATAAAACCATTACTCGAAATCTTCGTAATTTTCATAACTTTCTTAAGAAAAATTTAATTAAATCTGTTTCTAATCGTAATGATACACTTATTGATTATTCTGTTGGTAAAGCCGGTGATTTACATAAATGGAATAATTCTAGACTTTCTTTCGTATATGGTATTGATATTTCTAAAGATAATATTCATAACCCTCTCGATGGTGCTTGTGCTAGGTATCTTGACGCTTTCAAAAACAATAATAAATTACCTAAAGTTCTATTCTCTGTTGGTAATTCTGGTTCTTCTAGATTACCTCGTTCTATACGCTCCGGTGATGCATTCGATAATGATAAAGATAAACAAATATCTAAAGCCTTATTCGGTGATGGTCCTAAAGATTTACAAACACTCGGTAAAGGTGTTTATAATAATTATGGTGTCGCTCTTAATGGTTTTAATATTGGTTCTTGTCAATTCTCTATGCATTACTTCTTTGAAAATAAACTCTCTTTCCATAATTTTCTTAAAAATATTTCTGATACTATCAAAGTTGATGGATACTTTATTGGAACTTGTTTTGATGGTAAAACTGTTTTCAATAATTTAGTTTCTAAAACTATTAATTCCGGTTATGTCATTATGCAAGGTGATTATAAAATGTTTGAAATTGTTAAATTATATTCTCAAACTGGATTCCCTGATGATGATAACTCTCTCGGTTATCCTATTAATGTTTATCAAGAAAGTATTAATCAATATTTTAGAGAATACCTTGTAAATTTTGATTATTTTGTTCAAATTATGGAAGATTACGGTTTTAATCTTATCTCTAATGATGAGGCTTCTAATATTGGTATGTTTAATCCCTCTTCTTTATTCTCTGACTATTTTGATGCTGTTAAAAATAATTCTCAACTCAATCAAGATTATTTTCAACAATATAAACATGATATTCATATGTCTGATTCTGAAAAAAATATTTCTTTCTTAAATCGTTTCTTTATTTTTAAGAAAAATAGAAACGTTGATACTAATAAATTATTTAAAATATTTGTTAATCAGCCTAATCTTTCTGATAACACTACTATTCCTGATAATAATTCCAATAATAATGATAACGATAACTCTAATGATAATGATGATAATGATGATAATATACCTATTAAACCTAAAGTCAGAAAACTTAAGAAAAATAAAATATTAATTCAATCATAAAATAATGATTTAAATATTTTTTATTATAAATAATATCAATGACATATTATTTATTACCTAAAAATTCTATTAATCTACATAAATACATTAATCCTATTTTTGATGATAATATACCTCCTGTTTCCATATCTTTTTCTCTTGCTGAATATTTGTCTAATATGAAAGATAAAATCGATTCTCATTCCACTGAATGGGATAATATTAAAAGATTTACTAATCCATATGAATTTATACACTCCATTATCCCTAATAAAAATAAAAGTGTTGCTAAACATAAACCTCTCTCTCGTTCTTATTTTAAAATGATCGAAATTTATCATTTACTCAAATTTAACATTAATAATGACCCTATTACTACCTTTCATCTTGCCGAAGGACCAGGTGGCTTTATAGAAGCACTTGTCGATATCCGTAAAAATCCTAAAGATAAATATATTGGTATGACTCTTATTAATGATGATGATTCTAATATTCCTGGTTGGAAAAAAAGTAATCATTTCTTAAATAAAAATCCTAATGTTTTCCTTGAATATGGTTCCACTAAAGATGGTAATCTTTTAAATATTGATAATTTTGATTTTTGTTTTAATAATTATGCTCATTCTATTGATATTATTACTGCTGATGGTGGTTTTGATTTCTCTCATGATTTTAGCAAACAAGAAATTAACATTTCTAGACTTCTTTTCGCACAAATCGCTTATGCTATCATTATGCAAAAACCTAATGGTTCTTTTATTCTTAAAATTTTTGATTCCTTTATGCAACATACTATTGACCTATTAGCTATTCTCTCTTCTTTCTATAAAAAAGTTTATATTGTTAAACCTAATACCAGCAGATATGCTAACTCTGAAAAATATATTGTTTGTAAAAACTTCTCTCTTGTTGATGACCATACATATTTTTATAATATTTTTAGACCTTCTCTTCTTCATCTTCTTTCTAATGACCATTCCTATATTAAACGTTTCCTCAATTTTGATATTTCTTTATTCTTTATTAGCAAACTTCAAGAATATAATGCTATCTTTGGACAACAGCAACTCGAAAATATCTATCATACTTTTACTATTATTCAAAATAAAAATAAATTTGATAAGTATTCCAATAATATTAAAAATAATATTATTAAATGTATTAATTGGTGCTCTAAATACAATGTTGATTCTTTCCCTCAAGAATTACTTATTGATTGAGATATGACTCTCCTTCATCGTAATTTACATAAAAACCTAAATCTTCTACAAATCCTATTGTTATTCTACTTAACGGAACTGACATCCCTGTTACTTGTTGTCCACCACTTACCGGATTCTCTGCCCATCCTGTCATTAATTCTCTATCTAAACCTGGATGAAATATTCCATTTATCATTCTATTATCTAGTGAAAGATTCCCTTCATCTCCTTCTTCTGGATGAAGACTTTCTGTTCCACCTCCACCATTATCTTCTATTGGTATTCCTATTAAATTATTTCCATTTATATAATAATTATTTATATACAAATTATCAAAATATTTCTTATATTCTCTCAATGCATTTATACCTATGTAGTATTCTTTATTATCATTACTCTCTATATATTGCACTTTTGGTGGATTAAAATCCATTCCAGAAAACCAATTATCTTTCCAATATGGCCCTATTCCTAATACATGTCCTAATTCATGAACTGATACTGCATATAGTTGTGTCATATTACTTCCATGATAGACATTATTATACATATTATTTAATACTACTGTATTTAAATCAAAATATCCTGCATTTGTATAAAAATTTAATCCATATGTATACGTATTTGAATTTGGTATTATACTTGTTATTGATGCTCCACCTAATGTTACACCACCATTATTATCGGGTTGTTGTGTAAAAGTTCCTACTAATACTGTTATTTTATGACCATCATATCCTTCTATTTTAAAATCTTCCATTATCATATCCCATTTATCAAATGCTTTCTTTATTTCATATTTTTCACCATTATTATTAATAGAACCTTTATTTGGTGGATTAAAATCTATTATAAACATTGTTATAAAATTTACATTAAATGACCCTCCTTTTATATTCTTTGTTATTGATGCATTATTATAATTATCATTATTTGTTATTCCCAAATTATTTGCTGTTTTTGCTTTTATATTTAGTTCACAATTGGTTACGTTTTCAAATGCATTATTCCCTATTGTTGTTACGTTTTTTGGTATTGTTATTTTATATAAAGATGTGCAACCTGAAAATGCTCTCTCTCCTATTGTTGTTAATCTACTATGCTTCCTAAATGATACTTCTTCTAGGTTTGTACAATCTTTAAACATTTCTATTGGTATTCCTGATAAGTCACTATGTATTTTTATTTTTTTTATATTATTTTTATTTGTTATTTCACTTAATTCACCTCCATAATAATATTTATTCCCTGTTGTTTCTTCTATAAATATTTCATTTGATAATTTTTCTGATATTATTATATCATCATTTTGCATTCCTATAAAATTTCCATTTCTATATTTTTCTTTTGCTATATTTTGTGCAAATCCTATATTCATATATATATAATACTTATATATATGATTTAATTTTGAATTATTACTGATTGTGCTAATGGTGTTACTACTGCTGTTGTATCTATTACTACTATTGATGCATTATTATCATCCTTATCATCATTATATAATTCACCTCCTACTGTTTTTACTAAATCTGCATATACTAATTGAGGTAAATTGTTTTGATCTGTATTTGTTCCTGGTAATAATTTCATTAATGTTAATGGAACATTTGCTGTTATTGTTATTTTATTATTAAATGTCCATGTTCCACTGTTATTTGTGCTTTCTCCTGTAAAACCGTTTATTCTTGTTAATCCATCATTTGGATGATTTCCTGAATTATTTGTAATATACCAATCTGTATTATTATCAAATACTGTTCCTGATGCACTAGGATTTACTGTTACTGCATTATGTGTTGCATTTTCTAATTTCAAGTATTTCCATGATGAACTTTGTCCTGTTTCGTCAAATCTTAAATCAAACCCTGTTATATCTCTTTCTGTATCACATTCTAAACTTATTTCTAATCCATTTCCTAAACCTGCACCTAAATCTTTATATGATGTTTTTACTGTAATTATGCCTGTTGGATCTGGACCAGTACTATATTGTGTTATTTCATAACTTTGTCCGTTCACACTGTATGTTACAGGACCTAAATTATTCATATTTCCACCAGCTGATATCCAATTTAATATATATTGTGCATCATTAATATTAACACTACTGTCACCTGTAACGTCTGCTAAATTTGTATCATCAATATGGTAACTTTGTCCATTAACACTGTATGTTACAGGTCCTAAATTATTCATGTTTCCACCAGCTGATATCCAATTTAATATATATTGTGCATCATTAATATTTACTGTACCATCTTGATCTTTTGTAACATTACCTTTATAATTTGACATATTATATAAATAATAATTATATAATAAATAATTCAATAATTAATTTTTAACGATAGTAATATCATTTGATGAAATAGCGGCGCCATTTACATCTGACATTGATGAAACCGTTAGTGTACAATTACCTGGGATACAAAAACATATTCTGCTAGTAGAACTTGTAGGTATAGGATTAACTATTGTCATTGCTAAAACATATGGTTCTGCTCCGTTAGGAGTTCCAGGTGTATTGAAAGTTAAACCTGCTGATGTATATCTTTGAGGAGCAAATTGTGTTGAAGTTATAAAATTGTAATCTAAATAACCTCCAAAACTACCCCAGTTATAATTTGTATCGTAACCTGATTGTGCAATGTTCCATGTAGTAGCTCCAATTGTTTTATTCTCATTTTTAATATGCACTTCTGTCCAACCGTTAGCAAATACGGTGTCTGAACCAGCATTACCATGAGCACTACCATTTGTTGGGTTATGATAATATGTATTAATTTCTACTTCACTTGCTGTAGGAGGGTCACCACCATTACCACCACCTGGATCTGATGTAATTGATTCTACATATACCCAGTAACCTAAATTAGATGAATATGATGTATTATTAACAGTGTCTGTTATGTCGATGGATTCCCAATCATTAGTTGTTAATGCTTGATTATGACTTATTCCAGCCTTTAATTTATAAATTAAATTATAAAATGTTACATTTGATGCATTCCATCCTGTTACAACGGAAGCCCAATCGCCAGTTGCTTCAGGGGATACTAAATACCATTTTTCTGCTTGAGTAAATAATGCCATTATATAATTTAATCATAAAATAAATTTTATAATTAAATGTTCTAAATTCTTTTAATTTAAATCCTAAATATTTAAAATTTAAGATATTACAACGAATTTATTAGGATAATCACCTTCAGGAGGATTTTTTACTATTTCATAATTTGTTACATATAATAAATCACCCCAATAAATCGAAACCATACCAGTCTTTATATAACCGCTGAATTTAATATTTAAGTTTAAGTTATCCTCACAAAATTGTTGTATATTTATTGGAACAAATTTGTCACCTGCATCTATTACATAATAACCACCTTCTAATGGAATATATTTAATTTCACCAATTATATCTACATAATTTGTTTTTTCATTTGGGGTTAAGTTTTGATACTCTGTTATTAATTCATTTGTAATAAATGATTCTATTACTGGTATTCTTGGACTTCTTCTTGTATAAATAAGTCTATTTTCTCCTCCCATATAACCATGATTGAAACAATGATAACTTATTATTCCAAAGTTACCTTTTACTTTAAATTGTATTTCTCCTGTATAATGCATTACATTTATACCATTTACTACTTTTGAATTATATTCTGTTCCTGATATTACTTCAAATTTATCTGTTCCTGATATTACAAAACCTATTGGATGAGCAACTGTTACTCCTGTTAGTGTATATGTTCCATTATTTACACCTATTTTATTATAATTATCATATGATTCACCATTGAATGTATATGGGTTTACCATTTCTACTGTATTATTATTCTCTTGACTTAAATATTGTATTTTTAAATCATTCTTAAAAATTTTATCTATTTTTCTTCTTTCATAATTATCTTCAACATATTTTTTTATATCGTCTTTATCAAATGATGACCCATCTGGTTTATCTTTTGCATATTTCTTTATTTCTTTGCAATATTTTGATATTTTTCTAAATTTGTTTTCAAATTTCTCGTTTTCATTATCTGTTGTATTATCTTCTTCATTTAATAATGTATCAAATTCATCTGGTATATATTCTAACATATCTTTCATTCTTTTCTTCATATCTTCATTCAATGTTATTGTTTCATTTTCTATTTTATTTATTATTTCATTTTGTTTTACTGTAAAATCAAATTTACCATTACTTGTATCATCCTTTAATACTTCACTTAATGCTTTAAATACCTTATCATGTCTATCTACATTATCATCTATTGATGTATTTAATGTATTTATTATTGTCATTAATTTTATTGCTGCTGATGCTTCTGATATATTATTATTTTCTATATAATCTTCTTCTATCGGTGAATTATTTGATAAATCTAATTTTGTTCTTACTTTTGTTCTTGCATCATTTAACTTTGTTAATATTATATTTTCATCTTCTTTTTCATTCTCATTTATTGTTTCATTGAATATATTATTCATCAAGCTTGTTAATGGATTTATTACTATATCAGTTGTTGTTGTTTTGTCTATTATACATGATAATTTTGTTTTCATTATTTCATCTACTGCTATATCTGTTCCTCCACTTTCTGCTTCTACTTTTATATATTTTGGTAATGAATTTATATTACTCAACTCAAAATCACCTTTTGAATCTGTTGTTATATTTTCCATCAATAATTCATTTTTTAAATTATATACTTTTATTGGTGCATTTGATATATAACCATCTTGAGCTACACCCGTTAATGACCCGTTATTTGACATTGGAATTGTATTTGGATATTCTCCTGTTGGAGGATATGATATATTACTATCACTTTCTGGTTCTGGTTCTGGTTCTTGGTCAGGTTCTGATTCCGGTTCTGGTTCAGGTTCTGGTTCTGGTTCCGATTCTGGTTCAGGTTCTGGTTCTTGGTCAGGTTCTGATTCTTGTTCTGGTTCTGATTCTGGTTCTGATTCCGGTTCTGGTTCTGATTCCGGTTCTGGTTCTGATTCTTGGTCAGGTTCTGATTCCGGTTCTGGTTCCGGTTCTGGTTCTGGTTCTGGTTCTGGTTCTGGAATTGTATTTGGATATTCTCCTGTTGGAGGATATAATACATCACTTTCTGGTTCTGGTTCTGATTCTTGTTCTGGTTCTGATTCTGGTTCTGATTCTTGTTCTGGTTCTGATTCTTGTTCTGGTTCTGATTCCGGTTCTGGTTCTGATTCTTGGTCAGGTTCTGATTCCGGTTCTAGTTCTGATTCTTGGTCAGGTTCTGATTCTTGTTCTGGTTCTGGTTCTGGTTCTGGAATTGTATTTGGATATTCTCCTGTTGGAGGATATAATACATCACTTTCTGGTTCTGGTTCTGATTCTTGTTCTGGTTCTGATTCCGGTTCTGGTTCTGATTCCGGTTCAGGTTCTGGTTCTGGTTCTGGAATTGTATTTGGATATTCTCCTGTTGGAGGATATAATACATCACTTTCTGGTTCTGATTCCGGTTCTGGTTCTGATTCTTGGTCAGGTTCTGATTCCGGTTCTGGTTCTGATTCTTGGTCAGGTTCTGATTCCGGTTCAGGTTCAGGTTCTGGTTCAGTAATCGTATTTGGATATATTCCATTTGGAGGATATAATGTTTCCGGTTCAGGTTCAGGTTCTGGTTCAGGTTCTGGTATAGTAAACCAGCTTTTAGTTGGGGTATCACCAAACCCAGGCATTCCACCATACGTATTATGCATTTCTGTTGCGTATTGAAACATTCTATCAAATGTAGTGACATTAGAAA